TCGCAGCTACCGTCAAGCCGGTGTTCCACACTGAACCGTCGGCGCTGACCTTGACGCTGAAATCATCGTTCCCCGCCAACCCCATCTCGGCCCGCCCCGACCAGCCCGACTGGAACAGCAGGCTGGCAGTATCGCCAGGGGTTGCCTTGTTCAACTTCAGCTGGACGTTGTTGCCAGTATTGGTGAATAGCACTGCCTCAGAGGCCACCGCTAATTTATTAGTAATGTCCGCAGTGGTATTTACCCCAAGTAAAGAAAGATTTTGTATGGCTACAAGGGAACTACCAAAAGTGCCCCAGGTTGTGTCATAGACATAAATGTCCTTTTCGTCCTCAACCCAACAGAACCAGCCGTTGATTGGGGTCATAAAAATCCAACCACTGCCATCATAAGCTGTGACTTGACTGGATTTCCCGGTCCAGGAGCCTGTGGCCGCAGGACCAACAATATACCGATCACCTAGCACTGGACTTACAGGCGGGGAAGTGAGGTCTTTGTCAATTACTGATAGTTGGACAACGATGTCCAAGCTAAAAAGAGCCTCGTTCACTGTAACATGCTTCTGAGACTGGCTAGCGGTAAGTTCGGGCAGTTTCAAGTGAGTCGTGGTCATCTTGTTATGGTCTCCTCAGCAGCAATACCGCGCCCTACAGAAGTGCTCATTTGATAAACCCTAAATTTGAGGGCCGTTGTCTGGGCGCTCCCAAAGTCAGTGACTTGCATGGCGTTGGTGTAAGTATACACCGGCACCGACAAACCTGTAACCTCGCGAACGACTGTTAAGCCGTTCAAAATTTCCAACTCGTATTCTTCGACTTCTTCATTGAGGGGCACGTTTGCTATTTCCCACGGATCGCCCTCAAATCGGGTTCGACGAACCCAATTAAGGGCAATGTCGTTGTTCACGTCCAAGTTCCACTTAGCTTTCAAGTGAACTGGCGCATAGGGCTTTTTGGCCATCGCTTCTGGAGTGAATACAATTTCCAGATAGGCGTTGTCGTCGTCAATGGACTTGTAAGCACTGCCAAAGCGGGCCTTTTGCTGAATGCCCCGATCGCCCGGGGTAAGCGGAAAATATGGCGCCGAAGACGGGTTGATGGAAAATTGGTTCTCCAAAAACACGAAGGCGTTCCCGCTTGAAAAGCCATCCTCTTGCATAACCCATTCAGTGCCAAGCTGGCCACGAATAAGCTTTGAAAGGGTATAAGTACCATCAGGGTTAAGCGTCGCCGTGGCATACTGGAACAGCTCCCAATGCCCAGCGTCGTTCTGCATGGCGCACACATTCGAGCCGCCAAGCACTTGAACCTCGGTTGCACTTGGCATAGTGCCTCCGAGCAGACGAACGGTAATAACCGAGCTACGTAGCCAGCACCCGGTTCGGTCCGTACCCACCGGATTGACGATGCGCCCGATGGTGTTCTCGAGGTTAAGGCTACGAGCCAGAACCCAGTCTTCCGGTCCACCACCGCCCTGGTCATGAAAAACCGAAACCGTTCCAGGCCATGGCCGAGAGAAGGCCGCAAGCCTCGGCGACCAGTGAGACGGCTCATTGCCCGAGTAGAGTGGAATATCCAACACAACAAGCTCAGGGAAGCCAGGCACCCGTGAAATATACCTGCTCTTATTGTTCACAGGATAGACAGGCAGATTGTAGAGGCTGAGGTCAAACGTTTGGAATTGAACCTCACGGAACTCGCCCGTGTCAATACTTGTGACACGGCCCTGACCAATTCGGGCGCCCACAGGGAAGGTGATGCCGTCGCCCGGGTCGAGCTTGAACAGAGACAAGGGCAGATTGACTGCCCCGCTTTCACGAGCAACCCAGGCTTGGTGCAGGATACTATCAGCCAGTCCGCGCACATAGTCAGGAGCCAGCGAGACCGGAAGTCGAATACTGGAGACTTCCATGTTTGTGGTTTGATGACGCTTTGCATCAAGCGAGGAGACGGAATAGTCGTTCTCTGCGTCCATGAAGTCCACAGTCACAGACTTGGGCAGTTCACTATTCTGCATGCGGGTGATGGAAAAGCCCACTAGGTCTTTCTCAGAGGACACAAAGCTGTCTCTGCTAAGGGGCACAAGCACCGTAGTCGATTTTAAGGCAAACTTGATCTTCCCTTCGCTCTCGAAGGCATCGAACTGGAACGCTGTCATAAGCGATCCAATTATGTCCCTAATGGCTGTGATATTGTCCACAAAGTAGCCCTTGACAAGGCCTTGCGTTCCGTTCAAGCGCGTTGTATCGTAGTCAGTTACACCAACCTCTTTGCACAGGTTCTCGATCAACCGGGGCAAGGCCGGATAGGCAATGCGACCTGTCATCCAATGACCATATCGCCACAGATCGCCATCAGACCAGACATCAGACCGCGAGGGATAATCAGGGAAAGGACGGGAGTCCCAGCACCAGATGAACATATCTGCAATATTGATCATGCCCACTGGGGAGTTGTCCCGCCAGTATTGCAGCATCGCCTCAGCATAGACGCGAGAGATGTATTCGTCTTGCTGGCCTGTAGAATAATATGGAAAGAGGCTCTCAGATGACTTGGGGTCATAGAAGACGTTGGGTTGGTTTGTGCCTTTGTCGACGCAGGGGCACCCAAATTCAGTAAACCAGATGGGCTTGCTCCCAGGAACCCAAGAAGTTGGGCCACCGCTCTCTGTTCCGCCGGGGCGGTTGATATGCTGATTTTGCCACCAACTACGGAAGTCCTTCGGCCTGAAAACCCAAGGCTTCGCGTGCATGCCATCTGTGATTGGGGTGCGGATTTGACTGTCACGATCGTTTGAACTGGCATAAAACCAGTCAAAGCCTTCACCACCTTCGATATTGGACTTGAGGTAGTCGATATTGTGCGGGCTGACAATCCCGTTGTCCGCGTCATAGTCAAGGTGCATGGAGCCATCGCGCCAGTCAGAGAGCGGCAGGTAGTTGTCCACACCAATGAAGTCGATGTTGACATCACTCCACAGAGGGTCAAGATGGAAATAAACGTCACTAGATCCGTCTGTTGGTCGATGTGAGTTGTACTCGGACCAGTCTGCGGCATAAGATACAAGAGTGCTGCCACCCAGGATTGTGCTCACAGAGGCCGCAAGGGTCTTCAAGTGCGCCACAGCTGGATAGGTATTGGCATTAGACCTGATGGTGGTCATATTCACCATCTCGGAGCCAATCAGGAAAGCGTCAACCCCGCCCGCATCAGCACAGAGCTGGGCATAGTGCTCAATATACCGGTTGAACCCCCAAGTCCTCGTGAAGAAGGTATTGACCTGAGTGGCTGCGGTAGCAGTCTTGTCCGCTGATCCAACATAACCTGCCGCCGGGCTACAGGTGATCCGGCCGCGCCAGGGGAGGATAGGCTGACCGGCCGTGGCGGCGTTGTCGCTATACGGGTTCGGGAGCGTGTTGCCCTCTTCAACGTGCATGAAGATGAAGGGGTAAAACAGGACCCGGTAGCCCTGAGCCTTCAGCCAAATAATGGCTTCCACTACCACGTCGTCTGACGGAGTGCCGCCGTAGATTGGACCGCCCTGGTTATCGCGGCCCACCTCGGGAATATCAGCGTCGGAGCGGACAAGACCGTTGACATTCCACTCACGTGGAGTAACAACACCATCCCGGTCCTTGTATTCAACCATAGGCTTGATCTGGCATTCGCCAATACGGAGGTCATCCCCGAACCAGCCAACGACCAGAGCAATTGACCCAAGATAGGGTTGGAGAGCCCCGAGTTGGCGCAAAGACTTGATGAAATCAGGCTCACCACTCTGGTTGTGCATGTTCATGAACTTGGAGTCAATGCTATTGTCACTCCGCGATGGCAGACTGAGAATATTCCCAAGCTGGTTTGTAAAGTTACTGCCTGGGAAGAAGTTGCCCGACACACTTCCGGTGGCATTCTGCAAAGTATAAATTTCAGTCCCATATACGAACTCGCCCGAGCCAGGGATAAGGCAGAAAGCACGAGCGATATTGGAGATGTCGTCCGGATCGTCCGTCTTGATGGGAGCGATAAGCTCAGCAGTAATTTGTGGAATGCGGTTGCTGAACGAAGACAACTCCATGTTCTCAAAGACCATATAGCAGACGCCCCGGAAAGCCGGAGTTTTTGCAGGCCCTTCAATTGACTGGATAACAGAGTCGGGAGACTGGGTCTCAGTGCCTTGATAGAATGTGGACAAAAGGGTTGTAAGGTCAACCTCTTTGCCGTCCATCCAAAGACGACCAAGCTGATGGCGTGAGCCGCCCTCGCCAAAAGCAACAGCAAAAGAGCAGGTGTAGGTATAGGTGGTGTTTTCGACCTTTTGGCCACCACCACCACCCTTGCCTCCAACTGTTTCGCTTTCTGTCGTCTTGGTCTCTTTGAAACGGGCAGACCAAATGACATTGCCACCAACGCGCATGATCCCGTAAAGTCGCCCGATATGGGTGCCCTCACTGGATTGCATCACTGTCATTTCTTGAAGCCGCGGGCCCTCGTTTCGGATCGCCGGGGCAAGTGACGCGATGATAAGGCTGTCAACGTAAGAGCCAAGAACCGTACCAATTGTGCCACCGATTGAGGCAGCAGTAAGCGTGGCACTAAGGAGCGTAATGCCCCCGCCAATACCTGCACCAATTGCAGAGCCAATAAGCCCAAAGGCAAGAGCAGCCATTCTTAGTCCTCAACCCCTGGGAACCGGAAGGCTGCAACAACCTTGCTTTCCCATCTTTCGCCCAGCGCCACTTCGTATACCTCACGACCACTGTGCGAGTGCACCATTTCCGTCATAGTGGTCATAATCCCGCAATGCTGAGCAATACCTTTGGGATGGATCCTGAAACCCAGGACAATACCTGGACCTCTGGTATTAGCCGGCACTTCAGTCAGATATTGGCGGGCTGCATTAAGCAGCGTTTCTTCGCCTTTATTCCGAGCGGACCAGCGTGGGGTATAGTGCGGAACTTCAGGCACGGTCCCATGGATTTCGATCCAGAGGCCACGAATGAGTCCAATGCAATCCACACCTCTACCTTTGACCGCCGCCATGTTATGATACGGCGTTCCGATCCAAGAGCGAGCCAGTGTTACGAGTTCCGAGCTGTGCATTGGGTATCCTTAGCTGAATAACGAGCCCCCGTCGAGATTGTCGTCGCCTTGTTTGGGGTAGAACAGCAGCATGTCAGGGCCGGGAATAAGGTTGAAACCACGGAAATTGGCGATATTGCTAAACTTGGCGTCACAGGTAGTAGCATCCTGTTTGCAACCGGCAGTGATGGTAAAGGTGTCACCCGTTTCCACTCCAAAGGGCATTGCTTGCCAAAGCTCGATGGACACCGTTCCATTGGTAATGTTATGGAGTTTAACCTCCATGGACTGCCCAGCATTGGCCCCGGTCAGCCAATTCAATGCTCCGGCAGTAAACCAGTCGTCCGAAAAGCCCGCCAGGCCTGTTGCGGTGAACGTTCGGCTGCTAGACGCAAGGTCAACGGTGCCCGAACCGGTGTAGGCAATGTCAGAAAGGTTAATGCCACAGCGAGCATCGCCCACCACGGCGTTACAGTAGCGCTGATACTTGCGTCCAGTCTTTTGCTGAAGGGCATTTGACAGCCCGCGAAGCTCTGCTTGGAACATAATACCTGAACGCTTTACCTCGCCAAGGAAGCCCCGGCTGACGATATGACGCTGAGAGACATCAGACCAGTTTACCCAGTACACTTCGATCTTAGCATTGTCGTAGTGGCCCGCTGCCAGATCATCCTCGTTGATGGTATCAGAGCTTAGAGCCCCTTCCACCTCTAGGTTGTCAACGGCAAGACCCGTGCTGGACGCGAATTGTGTAGCTGTAAAGCCCGAAGAGGCTTCATAGGTCACGGTGTCAAAGGTCAGCGGGTTGTCATGATCGGTGAAGCCCTGCACCAGGCCGTCATTCCGAGTGACTTTCCAGCAATAGCACATTTTGGTGGCGCGACCGTCAAGGTGCGTCTGCAAACCAACAGAAAGACTCTTAACCATCAGTCTAGCACTCCCAGTGTGGTTTTCACCTCAATTACGTTCACTTGCGGAGCAGAACCAGCGTTGAACTGTTCCACTGAAATGTCCATGACGTCATTGGCAAAGCGGACTGGAACGTCAAACTCAAACCCTGCTTTGACGACATGGCCGTTTAACGGAGCGGTGACAAGGGTGATGATCCCGGTAATCAGATCCAACGAATAGTTTGCTCCAGAGATGAGGACTCCGTTCACTTCGACCAAGACAGTCCCACTGACCGGCTTCGTAATGACACGGGTGTAGGTTGCCGGGCCTGAAGTGTAGGCCTTCTTCAGTTGAAACTTCTTGCTGGTGCCATTACCAGTCCCGATAGTTTGGTCGTTGCTGGCCACGACTTGCATCGGAGGGCAGGACTTGTAGTCGGTCCAGTCTTTCCACCGAAAGCCATAAAGACGTCCAAGCCGCGCTTCAAAGAAGGCGAGGACATCATGCATGTCGTTGATATTGCGGATACCTAAGCCAGCGTCGTACTCTCGACGGCTGTCTGCCCACACAGAGTTCCGCTCTTCGTAGCCCGAGCGGAGTGTGACAATATCAGTGCGACGACGAGGACCCCCGGAGGAGCCCTTGCTGATCGACGTTGGAAACCTTACCTCATGAAAGTCCACCATCAACTGTTCCTTTGACCACGGCCCAGCATGCGCTGTGCACGAGCGGCGATTTGGGCCTCAGACCGACGGAACCCGTCAACATCAGGAGTGCTGATGTAGAAGTTGATATTGGGTGGCACTCTGTCCGCTGACTGGCCAGCCGGAGTGACTTGAACTCGTTCCCCACGGGAAGCCCTGAAAGCTACTACGTTCTTGTCCACGCCACCGGCGCCACCAACCATAAAGTCAGTACCTTCATTATGACCTGGCAAAGCTGCGGTGGGAACCCCTGTTAGACTCCCAAGGATACCTCCAAAGAAGTTTTTCAGCGGAGTAATAACCATCATCTGAATGGCAATCTGAGCCAAGTCAGCAATGACAGATTTGGCAAACTCACTGAAGTTGAAGGTCCCGGTCTGCACGAAGTTGTTGAGGGCAGTCTCCAGGTTGTCAAAGACTGCATCGCCAACGTCGCTAATGAGCTGGACTTTCTTCTCAAGCTCCGTCAGAGCTGCAACGCGTTCGCGGATAAGGGCAATATCTTGCTGTGCCAGAACCGCACCTTCTTGGCGTGCCCGTTGGAGCACATCATAGAGGACACGTTCTTGGTCCAGCGCCCCGTTGTTGAGCACCAGGTTGTTATAGCGGGCATCCAGTTCTTGGTTGATGGTCTCCAAGACACTAAGGTATTCCTTGGATTGGCCAGTGCGATCGGTCGCGTTTATGATGCTAGTATCTGCGCCCATGCCTGGCCGGAAGTTCGAGTTTGCAGTAGTAGCAGCACCACCCATAGTCGAAATGGTTGTATTCAGCGTCGGCACACCATACTCGGCGAGTGCGGCAAGCATAGCACTATAAGTAGCATCGTCAAGGCCACCGGCCGAACCAGACGTTGACATGAAGGCTGTAGACCCACCTTCATTCGGATTGTAGACTGCGTTGACAAGCTGGGGCTGGCCACTGTTGCCCTTAGGCAAAGTAACAGAATTGGAACGCCCACGAATAAGCTCAATGGCCATGGCCCCACGGACCAGTTCGTCCGCAAACCCTCGTGCCCCAGTTTCTAGGGGTGTAAAATTGATCTTTTCAAGTGTAGCCCCAGTATCCCCTGCAGCGTCTGCACTGCCCTCCATCGGAGTGCGGAACCGTTCGGCCTCAGTGGTAAGTTCCTGCAAGCGCTTAGCATTTGCGCCGAGAGCCTCAAGTATAAGAGCTTCCTCCCCCTGGGCCCTATCAAGGGCGCGCAAGAGGTCTGCAGTTTCAGAGACCCAGCTAGTCCCGGAGAGGAATGCACCTGCTTCGCGAGCCCTTTCAAGGGCGTCAGCCAAGGCAATTACGTCCGCGGTGCTAGTAAAATTGCTTGGGTCATAATTTGCCAAAGGCTCCAAAAGGTTTTCAAACCCACCGATACCCTCTGCGACGCTCTTAAGCTGATCTACTGCTTGGGTCATCCACAAATAGGCTTGCTCAGTTGCTTGTTTAGACCCATCGGCATTTTCAAGGCTATCCATAGCCAAGTTGAGGTCGTCTATAGCTTTGGTGACTTCAGGTCCTGCGCCACGCAAACGGTCAAATTCGGACACAAAAGCGGCAATTGTGCCAGTGCCGTCTTCTACACCTTTTAGCAGATTATAGAGGTTTTCCAAATCAGCATTGCCATAGCCAATTGTACCAGAATTGAAACCTGGACCGGCAAGTTCGCTAATGGCGGCACGAATATTATTCATATCAAAGGGGTTCCAGCTGTCGCCGGAAAGGTTATCTTCAATTGTTTTCATTTCGGTTTGCATAGCATGCAGAGCATCCTGCAGTTTAGCACGAGACTGACGAAGCATAGCTCCAGTAGACAGATTAATAGAACCCCCAAGCTCTTCCTGTTCTTGTATGGAGATCTGAACCCATTCATTGTAGTTTTGGATGGCAGTCACACTATCGTCCATTGCCGTGTTCAGACGCTCAATCTGGTCGGCGGCACTATCCATGTTCTGGTAGACCCAGAACGCGGCACCAGCCAACAAAGCGAGACCCCCGACAATAGGCCCGCCAAGGAAGCCCATTGCCCCACGAAGCAGAGCCATGGCTGTGGCAAGAGCGCCTGTGCTGATGGCCATGCGGGCCACAAGTCCAATTTTGCCAACGGTAAAGGCAGTGGCCCAAGCAATGCCAAGGCTGAACAGAATATCTGCAATAGGTGCGATATTGTCAGCAATAATCAAAAGGGACCCCGAGAATATTTTAGCAATAGCCCGGGCCTCTTCAGACTGGCTCATATACTCCGTCATTTTGTTGCGGAGGACAGTAAATGCTTGACTGATAGTGGGGGTAGTTTTGCTGAACATGTCTGCGATCTCAGGATACTGAGACAGGATGGCCTCAAAGAACTCCTTGGATGAAATTTCGCCATTGATAACCATGCGCCGCAGACGAGCAACCGAACCGCCAGTCCTGTCGATACCACGCGCTGCTGCCAAGGCAATAGGATAGGCGCCTTCAAGAATGGAGTTGAATTCTTCAGCTCGCACAACATCAGTGCCGATGGCTTGTGAGAGCTGGATCAGAGCCCCCCGAGCGGTATTAACGCTGGAGCCCTGAACTGCTAAGCCCATACCAACAGCTTCTACAAAACGGAAGGCGTCTTGTTGACTGATACCCAGTTCATCAGAAGCCATCATAGCTTTCTGGTAAAGCTGGGCCATTTCTTCGATGGGCGTCCGTGTCCGACGAGCAATGGCAAACAGTTCCCGAACACCCGCTTCAGCTTCGCCCACACTGTCGCTGACAATCATCACCCGGTTAGAAACCACTGTGGCGCTGTCTGCCAAGTGCATAAGTTGCTGGCCGATCATGATGGAACCAAAGGCACCCACATACCGGTTGAGGAGCATGAGCGGTGTATGGGCACCTTTGGCCGCATTACCTACTTGGTTGACGCCACGGCCCAACCGTTCGGTGTTGCGTGCTGCTAGTTCTGCATCCTGAGCAAGCCTGCTAGTCTCAGGGAGTGTCACGACTTTGGGAATATATGGAGCGACTCCAGCAGTTCCATTGAGAGCTCCAGCAGTGTTAACTTGAGCACTCTGCAGGGTACGGATACGCTGGAGCTTACGGATAATGTCCCCAAGGGTCTCTTCAGCCTGCCGGAACTCAGTTATGGCAGCCCAGTCGGTAGTACCAGCCATGGAGGCTTTAATTGTCCGCAGGTTGCCAGAAAGTATAAGAATAGCGGAGTTGGCATCTTGGATCGAAATCTTCATCCAGTTCTTCAGCGTACGTGAACCAGCAAGGGAGTCCCGAACACCATTGATCTGCTGAAGCAGAGTGTTTAGTTGCTGGGTGGGTGTGATCCGAGAAATGGCTGCCTTAAGGGCATTAAACCTACCGTCTGCCGTTTCGGCTGCCGTGGCCAAGCTCTCAATGTTTCGCTTTACAGTGCGAGTGCCTCGCTCAGTAATGACAATATCAATCCGTTCGGTAGCCATCAGTTATGACCTCCGTATCGAATGTCTTGGTTGAAGCCGTATTTGAATGGTGTCACAGCAGGACGTCCATGAGGGGTTGTCCCGACGTCTGTGAAAATCTTGTTCTGGTGAGCAGCAAAGCGGGCTACTTCTATAGCCCGCTTCACAAACCCAGCGCGTTGTTGCCGAGAATGGCCACGATCGAGGGGATCAATCCAGGCAACAGGGTTGAAGACATGAAACGTCACCCCACCAGCCGCTTCCATAAGGCCTGCTTCAAAAAAGTTATCAAGTTGAAAGATCGTAGGTGCCCGATTGATTTTTGCAAAGGCCACGGCCATAGCAGCCGCAGCATTGCGGGTCTCAGAAATACCAAGATGGTGCCCAGGTGCATAGGCTGGGCGTTGGGATACTCTGGCTGGCTGAGCACTTTCAACTTGCCAGTTAGAACGTGCCACCCCTTCGTCAACGGGAGTGGCACGGATCAACTCACTGACAAGCACTTTGGTCGCTTTGCGAGGAGTGGCATCGCCCCATTGGCCCACCTGGTAGGCGCGAACATAAAGCAGCCTCCCCAGATCGCCAAGATCAGCCATTTTTCACTCCCCGTTCCGTTTCTGCCTTCTTTCGTCTGAACTCCAGAAGGGCATGGTCCAAGTTTTTGACGTGATAGGTTACATCATCTGCCAGTTCTCCGTAAATGTTCTCATCCTGGCAGTAGGCTCGGATCGCTGAACCCGGTATATAGCCATCTGTCCGTTCAGAGCACAACTCCTGAAAGATTTTGTAGAAGAAACCCAAGCCAAGGGGTATTTCAGGAGCATTCGCGATGGGGTCAGGTAGCGGTTGGTTCGACCTCATTGCGATTTTGATAATCTGCTCTTCGACTGGTCCCTGTTCTAACTGGTAGATCAGGAACTGCTGTAGTCGTTTCCCTCCTCTTCCCGGCGGGTTTGGAGGAACAACGCTTCCTTGCCAGACTGGACCCGCAGGTCATGATAGAGGTTTTGGATTTCGTTGTGCTGAAGGACCTGCAGCACATTCTCCCAGCTGAAAGCCAGGAGGTCGCCGGTGTCAGGGTCTTCCAAGCCCGGCTTCCAGTCCTTGCCGTCAGCGTCAGGGAGCCCGTCGGCATCGACCAGAACTTCCCAATTCAGAACGATCGTCTTCGCCATCGCTTCCTTCATGATCTTTTCCGAGATTTTGCCGTCAAGGGTCTCGAGTTGGATGGCACGGCGGTATGGCTTCGTCAGACTCTCCAGAATGCGCTCATAGGCCTTGTTGGAACCGCCAGCACGGGCGATAGTCACACGGAACGAGCCATAATCGAGGATCACGCCTTCCTGTTCAGCACTGATGTCAGATCGGAAGGAACCATAGCCACCCTTCCGCTGTTTCTTTGTCACTTTCATCTTATGCTCCTCAGCATTTGCGTTTACTGCTATTCCCGGATTGCCGTCGCTTTATAGCTAGTGCTTGGCATTGGAGGTTCTTAGGCCTCTGCTGCATCCGGAAGGTAGTCATAGAAGCTCATGACGATGGTGTGAGCCAAATTGGAGTTCACGTCCTCGCCATCAGCGGCCATCAAGCCCAGCGGAATGGTCACCGCCTGGTTCAGTTCCACGTTCAGTTTGCCATCGTCAAGGGACAGCAGTGGCAGATCGAAGGACAACCCGGCGTTGTCCTTGACCACACAGATGTCAATAGTGACGTCTGAGTTATCACGCAGGGCCTGGAGCGCTGACATGTTCTGGAAGTAGGCAGTAATGTTTCCGCCGACTTCAAGGGTGCCTGCAGTTGCTTCAAAGGCACCGAGGGTCCCGACGGCCTTGTTCATGGTGATGTTGTTGTTGATGGTCAGCCGTGCCTCCGTCACATAGGCAAACATGGCATCTACATATTCGTTTGTGCTGGAGCAAAGCCCCATACGAATACGCGTCACGTGGGTCGAGGTATTGAATGCCTTGGCCGGGCCCAGCGACGGCCGGGTGCCGACTTTGACGCCAGTTGTGCCATCATGGGTCTCGTAGTCTGTGCCCATGAAAGACATGTCCACCATAATCTTGTCCGCGGTATCGATCGCCATTGTCATTTCACTGGGGACAGCCCCGATAATGTATTCTGCCTGCACTTCAGCCGGCAGAGCATCGTCTGGAGCACCCAAGGTCCGTTCCAACTGGTAAGTCGTGCGGGTGATTGCAGCGCCTTCCTGGTTCTTCAGGGTACGACCGAAGAAGATTTGGATCGTCTTGCCAGACCCGAGGTCTGTAACCATCACCCCGGACGCCTTGTCCAGCGTGACCGAATTGGCTCCGTCAGTACTCCGGACTCGGCACCAGCCGTTGTTCGTGGTGGTATTGAAGGTCATCGGAGCAGAGTCACCACCGATATAAACCAGCTCGCCATCCACCAAACCGAGTTGGGTCAAGTCCTTGGTGGTGGTTTTGATGACTGGCAGCGTGCCAGCAGCGTTGATTTCACAGTCACCAGTCGCAAACTGATGGCCCACACGAACGACTTTGGCGCCTGCCGGGGGTGAGGCCTCAATGGTCAGGCCAGCTGCAGAAATGGTGGTGCCAGTTACGGCGGTCACCAACTTGAGGCCGTTGTTGCCCGTGATTGCAAAGCCCGAAGCAAAGATCAGGTCATTGACCAGGAAGTCCGAGGCACTGGGAACCGTATAGAGGAGGCCCGAGACTGCCGAGGGGACCTGACGACCTTTTTCTTCGAACTGGTCAAAGATGAAACCTTGGAACAAGTCCTGGATATTCGTCTGGGTCAGGTCGATGTTGAACCCGCCGGCGCTGTCCAGGTCAGTCAGCACGCCCTTGTAACGGGAACGCTTGCTGTTGATCGGAGCACGCGCCACCTTCGTGAAGCTGCCACCGAAGTCGCTGTAACTGTTCGGGTCAAGTGGATACCAGACAGTGCCTGCAACGCCAATGGAACTTTCAACGCAGTAACGGAGTCCCGTCACATTGCTGTCGATCTTGCTGACTTGTGCCATGGATGGCCCCCTTATCTGATTTGGTCATACTCAAAATCCGCACAAACGCTCGTAACGCGGAAGGACCCGGATTTGCCGTCCTCCACTGCACGGACATTCCTGAAGATGACCCCACCAGTTGTGGTCACCCCTTCAAGGGCGTCATGCACGATTGTAGCAAGTTCGTCAGCCAGCGTAAACCCGTCTCCTTCAGGGGTGTGCACCAGCACTTCGAGATACCCATAGCGGCGAAACGTCCGATTGCCAATGGGGCCCATTGTTGCTTGGCCTCCAGTGACATGGTAGACGCCCACAGTAGCATAGGGTGTTTTAGTTTTCGGCCGGGATTTGCTGTCATCGTCTTCCCAAATCACAGTAAACCCTGCCGAGTAACCAATAAGGGCGGCGTTCACTATGTCAAGCATATCATCCCGTGCTTGTGCTCGTGTAAGGTTAGACATGAGTCACCTCGCCACGTATAGAATATAGATAACGCGGGTATTGCCGGGTTCCACAATTTCCACGTTCTCAATGCTCCAGACATGCCCAGACGTGTCTGTCAAGTCGGTGGCAGTAGTAAGGTCAACGGTGGAAAACTGCAGAGTTCCAGCGGTGTTAATCTCAGCAATAATGAAACGGGAGTGGCTCAGACGCCAAGTAGCGTCTTTGTCTTCCTCTTCCTTGTAGTCATACTGGACTGCCAATACCGTCACCGGAGTGGTACCAGTCGAGCCACGCCATGGCTTTGCTGTGTCCCGCTGCGGAGTGGCAGTACGGGCGGTGACCACCATTGAAGCGCCATGCTTAGCGATCAGACGACTAGCAGTTTTCTGAAGACGGGCAGAAAGGCTCAACGACTTACCCCCTTCGTACTCTTGATGAACGGACTGACAAGGAAGTCTGCCTCGGGATACTGGACAACCCTGTCAGCATCGACCAGGAATGAACCTGAGCCCACTCGGGAAGCATGAACTCCGCCTGTCGAGTAGTAGGTCTCTTCGTATATGGGGCCAACTTTTTCGACCTTGCGGTTGATGCGGCCGAATGGAACGGGCGCACCATCGGCGATCGGATAAACCGTTTCAGGGATCAGCGGACTGACAAGTGCTTGAACGGCATATTCTGCACAGGCCAGGGCAATCTGGACTGGCACTTGGTCAACCAGTTCGGTGCCAAGTTTGTCATAGACATACCGACGGGGCCACCCAAGGGCTTGGGCAGACGAGGAAATCAAACCCTTCCACTTCATACCGAACCTTTTCTCCATATACCGGGTTGCCTTGACAATGGCAATCTCTTTGGTAGGAGTGGCTACCGAGGTCCAAGTCGTGTTGGCCGAGGCTGTGAAATAGATGTCGGCGTCTGCCACAGAGATGTAGGCGTCCGCTGCAACCAGGCCAGTACCATCTTCGACTGTGAGGGCCATCGATCAATCCTCTTCAGCTTCCTGAGCGGCTAAACACCCCAAATGCCGCTGCTGTGCGTGATAAAGGACTGCAGAGCTTTTCAGAGATGCAGTCCTAGTTGCCATGGTCTGTTACCCCTGGTTGCTGAATAAATCTGGCGTGCGATGGCCCTGGTTGGCACGGCGAGCTTTCAGGGCCATGTCGATCGGCGAAGACGCCTGGCTCAGCGTCACCCCACGGGCAGCAGCTCGCTTCTCATGTTCGCTGTGCTGAAACTGCTGAATGGCAACTGCGGCGCTCAGGGGCGGGAAAGCCTGGTTCTTGGCGTTGACGGCATTGGCCAAGTCCTGCTCGGCTTCAGCCAGCATCAGCTTGCCCTTTTCCAGGCCACGCTGAATGGCGCTCACGCGATCCTGCGCTTCCTGGACTGCCTCGTCCATCTCAGCCTCTTCGTCACCCGGGCCTTCTGCGAGAGGATCGAAGTCATCATCAGGCCCGCTGGCACCTGCCGTGGCCTCGTCGGTCTCTTCCTGGTCGCCAAGGAACAGCGGATCAGTATCCAAATCGAATGCGTTGTCAGCGTCCATGCCCGTGGGGCCCGCCGTTTCTTCATCGTGGGCTTCGTCGACCAGAGACTGTGCATGTCCCCGATTGAAGTCAGGAGCGGCATTGGTCACCTGTTTGCGGGTCACGCTCGCCCCAAGCAGGTTTTCGACAGCGTCCAGACGAGGCAGACCATCAGTGGTCCAATGGTCATCGTTTGCCGGGGAGAGGCCCATTACGGCCTCTAGAATTTCTTCATTCGTCTTTGCCATTCAATTGCTCCTCAGGGTTAGGTAGGGCCCGCCTAAGCGAGCCCTGTAGGTAGGTCAGTCGTCGCCAAGGACGATGAATACGAGATCCACAGTGCCAGTCACAGTCACCACGACACTCTGTGCATTGGTCACCGTGTCCGCGTTGAGGGTGACATTGAGGTTCACCTCCAGCGACCCGTCGGTGTTGTTGAGGATAGCCTGCGCAGCGTTCATTGCCCGCACGTTGGCAATGATCTCATTGGTGGCAGCCGGAATGGCAGTCGAGGCAATCAGGTCCACCTCGGTGCCGTTCAGGGTAACATCTGCCGTGGCCGAGGTGCCAATGGCATAGGTCCCCTGGAAGTTGTCAGCAAGGTTCACAGACGTCGGACCCGTGAACGTCAGGTTGGAAACACCACCCAGATAGAGCAGGTTGCCCTCAGGCAGAAGGTCGATGATCGCCGTGGCAAAAACTGCTACGCCAGTCGAGCCAGTAAACGTCAGGGCCTCACTCAGCGCAAGCTTGATGTGGACCACGTCTTTCGTCGCTTTGGGGCCCCGCGACAGGGAACGTTGCAGACCTTTGGTCATAGCCTTATCCTTTCAGAAGCTTGTTGTGAAAAGGGGCAGCTTAGGCTGCCCCTCAGTTCGATCAGCTTTCGCGAGTGATGAGCCGCGCGACTTTGATCTGCTTCCGTTCGGTGAAGACCCGCTGCCAGGAGGTCGCGGCTGCCAAGTTGTTGGTCGTCGCCGCGTTAGTCGGGCCACCTGAAGGGGACGTGCCGACATAGGCGTGGCCGACCGGATGGAGGCACCACTGGACCCGGTCATACATGATTTCCTGGCCACCGCCGTCGCCGGCCGAGGGCAGGCGATCGGTTTCAAAGGGCGTCTCCGGCGTGCCGACGCCATAGCGCACCGCACCACCGCCGAACAACCAGGTGTGGTAGATGCCTGCAGCGGTCTGGGCAGCGCCCGTGCCGGCCGGGTTGGGCAGCCCATCATCCACGATCACACGACGGCCAAGGAACGTGGGGATATTGACCACACCATTGGCATCGGGGATGAAGTCAATCAGGTTGTTCTTCTGCGCACGGGCATAGACAATCGAGTGCATGAAGCACATGCCCAGTGCCTCTGCGCTGTCGCCCATGGTCACGGCGGTGTCGATGAACGCCTCGGCCGAGAAGTCGGTCACACTAGCTGAGTAGGCACCACCCGAGATGTCATTGGTCAGGTCGTTCTGCACGTGCTCTGTGCCCGTCGGGGCAGCAGCGTTGTCCGCGAAGACGCCCTGCATGGTGGCGATGAACATCGCTTGCAGGCGCCGCGTCCAGTAGTAGCCCACACGATTGCCGATGGCAGTCATGGGCTTGGAACCAGCAAGGTCGGCCGCGAGGTCCATGGCACTCCAGGACTGGTTGCGGTTCAGGCGGACAGAGATTTCCGTCAGGGTACTGATTTTCTTGGGCACCGAGAAGCTGGCGTCGTTGTCCGTCGAGGTGTTTTCCTCGTCGTTGTCCAGGTCTTTCCACGATGGCGTGTTGAAGGTCAAACCGCCGCCATTCAGCAAGGCATCGATGGACTCGTCCCTCGCCACGACGCCTGACTGGATCAGCGCGGACTTCTGCTCGGTGACAAGCTGCTTGTAGGGGGTGTAAATTTCAGGGACAACCACGTCCGCGATTTTGGTGACAGCCATGGGAAAGCTCCTTTTGATGGCTCTGATCTGATGGAGGGTATCTGACCTGAGCCAAGCACCATGGCTAGCTCGGCAGGACGAAGCTTTTAGGGCCCATGCCCAGCCTGCTTAAATAGAAGCACACGAGCCATGCCCGTGTGCCCTTGGATTTTGAATATGACGCGGGTTACCGGTGCCGTAAGCCAGCGTTAGCCGGTTGCCGTCGGTGCAGTGGCCCCAATGCGCGAGCCCGCGGCCTTAGCCATCCGCTCGGCTTTTGCCCGGTCAATCCGGACCATCGCGCCCTGAGCGTCAATGTCCCAGGTCTTGGCACCCCAAGGGTTTGTCCCCAAACCACTGACGCCGTCCTTGCCGCCGCCAGCACCACCACCCTGAGAAGCAGGCCACCAGTGGGGTTTCTTTTCTTTCATGTCTGCCAGCCACACATCTGGTGTAGTGCCATCCTGCAGTCCACGGGCCCCAGGCTTGGCAACGATTTCGCCATCCTCGGCGATTTCGAACAGGTGCGTGGCCATGAAAATCACGTCATCCATCGCTGTCGACACGACCTTTTCATTGGTGGCCAGATCACGGAGACAGCTTTCGATGGTGCCGCGGTTGATCGTGCCTTTCAATTCGCCGTTGGCCGCTTCCAGTTCCTGGTTGCGCGACCTAAGCTGGTCACGCTCACGCTCGATGGGACGAAGTTGCCGGTTGACACGGGTTTCCACCAGTTCTTCCAGCTTCTTGTCATCGACCTTGCCGCCCTCACCAGCGGCAATACGGGCGCGCAAGTCTTCCAGTTCGTCGAGGTCCAGGAGCATCTGGTCAATATCCACATCATCGCCGCCCAGCTTCGCCAGCCGATCTTTGGTCTTCTTATGGTCATCCCGCTCTTTGCGCAATGACGCCTGGAGTTTGGTGACATCATCCGAGGTCTTCATACCTTTGATGCCAATCAGGTGCCATTTGCCGTCTTTCTCGGTGTAGAGGCTTTCGAACCCGGATGGGATTTCATCAGCAGAATTGTAGATCAGTTCAAGCATAGTAAGCTCCTCAATTAAGCGCCATGCGCTTTGCCCCATGGGCGGTTCACTGGAATGGGACATCCATTCTAGCTGCTTCGAAGATGTGGCGCTCACGCATTGCCATTTGCTTCAAATCCAATCCTCGCCAGGCGGGTTCGCGGAACCCTTCCACTGCGAGTGTCCCCGCCCGGAACGCAGCTCCTTGGCGGGGCCCCAAAACCTCGTCCTGATCCCGAGCGGAAAGTCGATTGAGCCATTCTCGGTAACTTGGAAGGAATGGGGTCCGCTTGCCGACCAGTGGAACACGGGTTGATCGACAATACCAGTGGAGAGGAGGTCTGGGTCCCTGCCCAGCCTCAAAAGTCCTCCCATGAAGGCCAGTACAGAGCTTTGTTGTTCTGGAGTCAAGGATGGCGACGTAAATCTCCCGGCCTGTGAGAGCATTTTCTGTGTCGATCTGCACCCGTGCCAAGTCAGCAAAGACGTCCGTGGCTGTTCTCACCAGGGTGTCAAGCTCGCGGCGAGTAGCCTCAACGGCTCCTCCGATGCCACCTAGAGCGCTTTGGCCCAAAAGCCGAGCACGTAAGGCAGCCTCGTTCTCACCGAGACGCACACCAAAGTTCAGGCCCAGCTTAAGGCGCTGCATATCATTGTTGAAAAGGCGCTCCTGCCACTGATCCATAGTATTGCCCATGACACTGGGAGTGCCCGACACGATTGTCGAGGGCTGAACCATTTGGCCCATTGCCCGCAGCATGGCAGTATAGAATTGGGCCTCGTAAGCTTGGGCCTGACCCAGGTTAGCAGACAACCTGTTAAAGGCCATCACGAACCCCTCGTTTCGCACTACGCGCATGCGCTGAACTTGGGTTTGGATGAAAGCTGCCCCACGAGTATCATCCAGGCGTAAACCCCCAACGGAAGTAATATAAGCTGCCACTGCTGCGGCAATGGCACCCACCTCCGCTTCCGTTTCATCGAGCTCCCGTTGGGCTTGCACCTGGTAAGGAATAGACAGTTGCATCAGGCGAACCTGGTGCATAACCATCCAATCCAATAGAGTGTCGAATGTCTCCATCAGTTGTCAGTCTCTTTGGTCGGCCCAGGGGTGCTGCGTTTGGTTTTTTGGCGCGGGTCTTCCGGATTTCCGCGCCCATTGTCCAGGTTGTTCCCGTTTCCCGGGTCTGGCTTTGTTGGATCGAGCACAGTCCCCATAGTGAGGGCCCGCTCGCCTTCGATTTCGGCCATTTCCTCTTCGAAGGTTTTGTGGGTAAGGTCTTTCTTGCGGAAGTGGTCATGGATCGACCTGAGCGACAGCGGAGCACCCATTGCCTTCGACTGCATGAACTCCAACACGTCCTGACCAGAGAACATGTCATCGGTGAAATCAAGGTTGGGTTCGACAACTACCTGTTTAGGGTCTTCGCCGATCCATTCAGCGATTTGACGCAGAGCGCGCTGAAGCCCCTCGCCGCTCACGAGTGCAAGGGTACGGAGCGTTGTGGTCCGGGCAGACACACGGATGCGGAGAGCATCGCCAGACTGTCGGGAACTGTCACCGAAGTCCAGAAGACGAGCACCACGTTCTGCAGCCTGTTCTTTGTCAGCTTTGAGGCTCTCACGCTGCTCAGCGAGACCATCAGCAGAAACGCCAATAAACTTGGCGTCTCCCCCGAGGGGAACTTCAATCCGGGCGCCAGAACCCACACGAGTACTTGTGCCATCTTCATCATCGTCGATCACTGCTCCAATAATCACGAGAGTGTCTTGGCCCTGCATGAACAGGGTTTGCCGGTAGTCGGCTTCCCCACGATAAATCGCCAGGGTCAGGTTGGACAGACCAATCAGAACGGGTGGCTCTGGAGCACTTTCCAAATCGCCTGCGTTGATGAACGTGAATGGAATGTAAGGCAGACCATTGCCGGCAATTTGGGGCTGGACTGCCATGGCATTTGCCAGCAGTCCGTCTCTCCCGCGAACTGATGCTACCCAAAAGTGGTCACCGACGGGACTGATTTCCCGGTCGGAACTGAGCAGGGTGACCAGGTCACTGTTTGGCGCCAACAGCACCCGATACTTCTCCTGCTCTTCCCAGGTAAAGTTGACCCGCTCGTGCTCAGTCTCGTCCAGTACTAGGAAGTCAAGGTCAGACTTGTTGTCCTCGCGTTTGCCTGTGTCCCAGTTGATGATATTCTTCGCCACGTAGGTAGCAATGTAAGGAAGGGCTGTCGGGCCTTCTCCAGAATGAACATCGACCAAGAGACCAAAACGTGAATGACGGAGCTGATGGAAATGGATTTGCCGGAGCAAGGTGTTCAGTGAGTGACCCTCGGCCGTAATCCGTTCTCGCAGTGGCTCCATGCGCGCCGGCAGTTTGATCTGGGCAGGCTTACGGTTCATGAGGTCCACCATTGTGGTAACGGCATCCTTCACGAAGTCGTGATAAACCGCACGGGTCCTGTAGGCCTGATAGGCTTGATAACCAGGCTGCTTGTCCGTTTGCATACCATCTGCAACCATACCTGCTGTCGGAGGCAAGTAGGCCACTCCAGCGTTTTTGACGACACGTTCGCCATCATAGGTGTCACTCATCTGCTGCCAATCCTCGACATACAGCTCGTAGAGCGGGTGCTTTTCACTGACTGACATCGCTTGAACCTCTAGTAATGGCCGGTAGTGCGCCCGGACTTGATGTTACGCTTCTTGAACCGGACACGATACCTGCATTCGTCACCAATGTGATCCTCGGCATCGGAGTCCACATCATCCATGTTGTTTTCGTCACGGGGAAGTGTCGGAACAGTTCGGACGAATTGGTCACAGGTTTTGAAGACAAACAGGCCCGGGCGTTCACGCAGCCCCTCTTCTGGCGGCGTCCGCTTCTCGGGCGGAACAGCTGCCTTCATCATGGTGCGCATCTGCTCCCAGCCTTGCTTCCGTGACCCTGGGCTCTTGTCCGAATACTCCCAGGTAATACCTGGATAGAGCTGGTTGTTTATACGAACTGGCATGCCCATGTCCGTGGCTTTGGACTTGGCATTCGGGTCGTCCTTCTTTCTGCCTTGCTCATCGTCGAAGATGGCATTGTCTGCTGGTCCCGGACGAATACGACACCAGCGACGGTTATGGGCTCGACGCCATCCCATCTCCAGTTCATATTCAACAATCCCCCGGGCGATCTCTGTTGCCAGCAACCTGGCACCCTCGTTAGGTTTACCAGTCCAGCCATACCATTCAGCAATGCGGAACAAATCCCCATGCACTGTCGATCGGCGATGGCCGAAGGCGTCTGTATAGTCAGAGCCATCACTCTCGGCCCACCACCCAACGGAGAACGGAGCACTCGAACCCCAGTCAAAACTGCGGTCAATCCGCCAACTTTCAGGGATTTTGAATGGCTCTGTGAGGATATAATCCTTGCCCATATACCAGATGTCATCGAACATGCCACCAGCAACGATGTCCCACGACCCGTCAAGCCATGCAGCAAGTTCCGCAGGGTTTCGAGCAGCAGTGCGGATATTCCTCTTGTAGTCAGGGTCAGCGGTTAGCAGGACCTTATTCTCATCCAGATAACCATGAATGGCAACACGTGGGAGTTCAAGTTCCCCGGCCTCATCCTTGCTGTCCGTGATGATCTTGCCAATGATACGGCTCTTATGCACGGGCAATTGATAACGCATCTTCACCCAGTTATGTCCGACGCCATAAGGGTTGGTCGTCGCCCGCACTTTGCGAGGCATGCCAACTTTCGTAGAGCGGAGGCAGGAGAACATGGATTTGAAGCACTTGTCGTCGGGCCAAGTGGTAAGTTCTTCCCAGCCGATGAACGGATAGGCATGGCCATGATACTTGTAATAATCAGAGGGCTTTGCAAATTGACGAAAGTAAAGCTTCTCGCCAGTGGGCCATTCCCAGAAAGACTTGGTCTCGTTATATCTAGCCCCAGGCCAGATACGAGGAACCCATTTGCGGGATTTCTCGATCACGTCCTGCAGATCAGGATAGCTTTTGCGGAAGATGATGCCACGCCACTCCACGCCCCAGCCCTTGCCAACATCTTGACAGAAATCCATAATGAGAGCATCAGTCTTCCCCGGGCCGCGTGTTCCTTCGTAGAGACACTCAATAATAGGACAGCTAAGGAACGCCTCTTGAGACCCGGGCTGTGGTGCCCATACAACCTTCTCGGCACGGCCATTGGGCTTGATGACATAAGCCACCAAACCATCGTCAGTCTTGCGCCACTCAATACGAGAGGCACCGAGTTTTATCTCATCTGAGCCACCAAATGAAACGCTCATCCTTACTGAGCCTCTCTGGGGCTTGGCTTGTGATCCAGGATATACCCAGTGTGGCATCCTGCAGTGCCGACAAACACTATCAGGGCAGCACTTGCCTCTTCAGGCGTATCATACCAGCCGATGCACTTCTCGCCGGACTGCAGGACTATGTAGCCCCGTACTTCATAGCGACTGATAATAGGAGTTGCGGAAGATGTCAGCATGGGTCACCCCTGATCCAGGAGGCGACGTTGGAGTAGAAGTACACCGGCAATCAGACCGGGTTCCCATTGCCCCACTGGGTAGGTGATGCTGAGGCGGTCGTCGTCTGTTTCTGCCGCCACGACCAGAGCACGAATTTTGCCCTGCTCTGCCAGCGTGATGAATGGAGCAAACTCGCCCAGAGCGTATTCCCGCAGTTCTTTCTGCGTGGACCCGCCGGCATTCGGCTTAGGCCTATAGCTTTCGAGAATAACCAGGCTGCTGTCTTTAAGCTCGGTGCGCACCGTTCGTGCTTCGGTCTGCTGTATCGATCCAGGGGACTGTTGAAGCGCCTGAGCTTCGAGCATTTTGGTCAGCACGTCAAGATCTTCTTGCTGGATTTGGACCATGGCATGATTGTCCTTGCCAATGCCAACAATGGCTTCGAGAGGGCGTGGAGTGCGAGACACAGGTGCCTGCTGCAGCCTTGCGCCCCTCAGGAGGACCGCAAGAGCTTGTTCAGGGGTAATATCAGGCAAGGGGGTCAAAGCCAAGGTCCTCCAGCTCTTCAGGGGTCAAGTCGTTCACGCCGCGCATGCTATACTCCCTGCCATTCGGCCCGGATTGCATCAGCTGGGGATGAGACAACGGCCGGCGGTTCGCGCCCTTGCCCTGCTCCTTGTTCTCCATCTGCCACTTCAGCAGGTCAGCGGTCTTGCGCTCCAGCTCGGGGTCCTGGGCCTCAGCCTTCTCGCGAATTTTCCGTTCCATGATGGCCCGAACTGAGGAACTGCCGGTGCGCTTTTCCAGCCCGCTGACCGGGTCAACCTCATTCGGAGGCATCTCTGAGGGATACACGGGTGTGCCCTCGAGTGTCTTCCCATCGGCATTGTCCCGGAACCGTGCGGCCCAGTCGTCAGCGCTGAGGTTAGCTTGGTCGCTCTGGGGAATGGCTAGCACACCACCAGTGACGTGCGCCTCGATCCGCATATTCTCGCGGAACTTCTCGGGCCGGCGGGCCTTCAGCAGAACCTCCAGCAGGCGATCACTGTAGCGCCGGACAGTGAGCGGGATGGGCCGGTTGTTCTCATCCAGCTCAAGTTCGCCAGTTTTAGCATCGCGCACGAAGGCCTGAATGCCCTTATGAACGATCGGCTCCTCATATCCAGCCACAGCACGCCGTTGTGCTTCCTGCTCCAGATAATCATTGCCAATCTCCAATGCCGCATCCCAAGCTTCATGGAACTCTGCGACCAAGAGAACCCCGTCATCATCAAGGCCACCCATGTCAATGGTGTATCCAGGATACCCGTCCTCACTACGGCGCTTCCAGTAATACATGAGCCAAGGCGTGACACCACAGCGACGGGCGGTCTCGGAGACATTGGCGCAATCTGCAAATTCTGCTATCACCTGTTCCAGCAGAGCCTTGGACCGTTTCTGGTTGTGTTTGGACTGGTCCGAGTTCTTGGGATAAGCAGGGCGGTGCATTGCCATTTTGGGGCGCCTGTGGTTTTGGATTGGTTTTAAGCCATTTAGCCTTATCATGTTGTAGGCGTATACCAGCGTTGGCTGTTAAGAGGTTCGCCTTATTGCAAGAGTAGAACCGAATTTTTGGTCCCATGACTTTTTTCCAATATTTTTGGAGACTCTCCATATGTAAACCCTGCTGGGTTTCAATCCTGTCCTAATCCCAAATTGCCAAATTATTCATCGTTGTGGAGGCCCGTTCTCGGGTTTTCAAATTATTCATCGTTGTGCAAGAACAGGCTTGGGAGGAGGGTCCCGTTCTCGGGTTTTCAAATTATTCATCGTTGTGCAAGAACAGGCTTGGGGGGCCCCGTTCTTGGGTTTTCAAATTATTCATCGTTGTGCAAGAACAGGCCTGGGGGCCCTATATACAGTGCCTAGGGGCCCCCTATCCCCACTATATATATGAGAAAAATTCGTTTTACATTTCAATAATGACAGGTCATAATAAATAATAAGAAAGGAGGACCAATATACTCTTAGGCTCTTAAAATAGAAACGCTCCACTCTGGGGCCCAATGGAGAACTACCCAAAATGACTCGCCTCTATACAGTGTCCAATCTGGACGCCAGCCTGAACATGCCTATTGTCATTGACACTGAGACAGGCCTTCAAAAAGGTGCCATTCTGTCAGTCTTCACAAATGGCGACTTTGAGGTTCTGTTTTCTGACAGTGACACCATCGCCCTGTTCAACATTTTTGATCCTATGGTCAAAGTGTTCATCTGACACCACCCAAGTGTGACAAATACAACGCACACATACCTTTGAGGATGGCCTCAAAGGTCAACCAATGGAGCTATACCATGTCCACTGCTTTCAAGAACTGCACCCAAGTGGTGAAGAGCCTTCTCATTGAAGGCACTCTGTCCTATAAGGCTATTGCCAATCAGGCCAGAGTCCACTTCCCATTGGCCAAAACGACAGACAAGTCTGTCGCCTCAATCGCCAGAGATATGAGAAAGGCTGGCCTTCTTGGCAAGAGAGTTCTGGCCACTCAGCCTCTTGAAGAAGAACAGCTCAGCATGTTCCCTATCTTTGAAGCCCCTGAGTTTCAGCTGGCCCTGATCTGAAGAGAGTTTGTCTAGGCACTTGTAGAGTGCCTAGACATCCTACAAGTGTCCAGTCATGACCTGATGGAGAAAACCCATGTCCTACTTTTGCTACGCTCCCTACAATGGCCTTAAGACCCAGCGAGGTTCAAGGCCCATCACAAACGAGAAATGCCTGCAGTTCTACAAAGAACACACCTTCAATACCCTGCTCCTGCGTAGGATCAAAAACCTCTACACCCATGACTACTCCAAGTCTCACTCCATTGAGGTAGAGATCGCCACAGGGGAACACAAATGTGAATACTGGTACAAACGCATGGATTTCCCAGGCACCCTTGTGGCTAAAGAAGTCGCCCAAATCAAACGGGCCATCGACGCCCTCGACCTGACACCCTTCAAGGAGTAACGCTGATGAACACCTGCTACATTCTGACCATCACAGATACTGCCAATTTTGACCGGGTTGAGCATCATTCGGTTTGGGATACCTACGCCCACGCGCACGTGCGCGCGATCCTTATTACCTCTCGTCTGGTCCTCCGGGACTCTGGTTACGGGTTGGGTAACACCTTTGATATTGACATCTGTCAGATGCCCATCAACACGGCGTCCAATATGGGGGAGCAACGCTGATGCCCAGACTGGCCCCCATAAATATTGCCAGCCAGTTCCCTGATTACCCCATCAGTGCCTTGCCTGCATTGTGGGACTGGGAAGACGTGAGCTGGCACAATGACGTTTGCCCTTCTTTCCGCAAGGGTAATCTGCTAGTCTGGATTGACTGGCCTGATCCGAGGGAACGTGAGGATTTTGACGGGCGGAGGTTCATTCTGTGCAGGCTTGATGCTGATGGGTGCCTGCCTATGAACGACGCTACCATACTGGAGACGGACAACTGGGAGGAAGTGCTGGTTTTCTCATCCGGGTGCCAGCGTTAGTGCCAGCGTTAGTGCCAGCGTTGCCAGTCCAATAGCGTAATAGTTGGACTGGGACCCTCAATACTGGCGGCGCATTTTGGGCCCATAACACTATCTATGTGTCCAACGATCACAACAGAGGATCTTCTCAATGGGTGCCTCGACCAGAGACATCCATTCGGGCAATCCTGCCCCTAACGGAGACTACCATGTCCAAAATCATCTATGCCCTGATCGTCATTGCCTCGCAAGGTGGTCAGCCTGAATACGAGAAGGTCTATTCGACCGAAGCGGGTTGTGAGCGTGGTGCCACGACCCAGACCACTGAAAAGAGTGCGACCGCAGCTTGGTGTGTCGCCCTGACGATCGACCTCACCCAGCCGGAGAACTGAGACCATGACACACAAAGACCCTATCCGTGGCATCCTGCTGGATGAGCTCGAAACTGTCACCCAAGCGATCGTCCAAGGCGAAAACCTGGACCACTGGCTTGAGCGCCTGCGCGACGTGAACCACGCCTTGCAGTCCCTCGAGAACACCCTCTACATGACAGATCAGGAACGGGCAACACTTCGCCTGCTCCTCGAGTTACACGAAGGTGCCTACGACAGCGAGGAAAAAGATGCACCCTTTGATCTGCAGGCGCATGGAACCCTGCTGGCGAAGGTTCGGACGGCCCGGGCTTAATTGACCGGTTCGGAGGGTGTCTTGAGTCTTCATGGCTTTAGCCCTAAACAAATCTTCAAACACCCTCCAAAAAACACTTTACAAGCGCTGTTTAACAGTCTATTCTATGATTGTGAGACAGTGTAACTGCTCACTAAACACTAAACACTAAACATCAACCCTAAGGACCATACCCATGACAACTGACAAAACCTGCATGGTCGTTCTTGACCAAAACTCCAATATCAGGTTCTTCTGCCCTGAAGCCATGGCACGTGCCATTGCCACACAGCCCAACACCGAAATCACCCAAGACGACAACTTCGGCCTGGTGGTTGTGGCCAACCACAAAGCTGGCGTGCTGGTCGACCTCCACATCTGACGCGAAACAAGCCCCCCGGGGCTTGTCTGCAGGTATCGCGCAAGTCCTGCACTGATGAGCAAGCGCCCAACCTAGGAGAACTTCCATGTCCACTCTGAATGAGATGACCATCAAGGAACTGATCACCAAATACAACGAGTTGGTGCCTGACGCTGCTGCCCACATCATGAAGTGGCATGGCCGCAAGGATCTGCTGATCGAGAAGGTCGCCGGCATGATCCAGGCGACCAGGGGCACGCTGACCATCAAGTCGGTCTCTGATGCCCTGCTGACGACCATCGACTACATTGACGAGGCTGGCAAGCCGATCGGGTTCACCTACGACTATGTGCTGGCGAAGGTGCTTGAGACCTTCCCCGACGCCAACACCACGGTCAAGTGCTTGCGCTGGTATAACACCAAGCTGAACAGCGACCCGAACGTGAAGATGCCGGTGCGCCCGCGGAAACGCACGGTTGAGGTCGAGGTTGACCAACTGGATCAAGCGCATATCATCGATGCCAAGCCGACGGCTGTGGACGACGATCACCCGACGTCTGACATGAAGGATGTGCCCGAAGCGGTTGCTGATCCGCTTCTGTGAGTCTGCTTGGCTGAAAAACCCAGCATAGCCCCAGGGTAATTCCTGGGGCGCCCCAGGGCACCACAAAGGAGAACGGCTATGCCCTATTACAACACTTTCTATCAGGGTCTTGATGACCTCTGCAAGGCACTATCCAACACTCCAAACCCTGACCCGAAGGGCACCCTTGGCCGATGCCTTAGACTCTACTTTCGCTCGCAGGAAGCTGCGAAGAAATTCGGGTTCATTGGCGTAGGTTGCATTACCTTCGCTGAGGCGCGTCTGGTCGAGTTTCAACGCCGAGCACTTGGCTTGAAGCATCGGATCGGTGACCGAGTGACAGTCCGACAATTTTGGGGCATCTATGAAGCCGAGATTGTGGGCTATGGTTCTGAGCACAACGGAGCAAAAGCCATTCCGGTCTATGACCTGAAAACCCCAACGGGCGACCTGCGCTGGGCCTACAAGGATCAGATCGATGCATGACTCCTATACCAAGTATGCGTGTGGGATCATCACTAACACAGGGCCTTCTTGGTCCTGTGTACCTACGCCCTGGTCCCGGTTCACGGACCTGTGCGTCCTCGTAGCCAGCTACTTACTGCTGGCCCTCAAGCTTTATCTCATCTGGAGGACTCTAACATGATGACTGGACTTATGCCAATCCCGCCCAAAACCCTCGCTCAGCTGGCTGAGCGAGCCAAAAAGCTTGATGGCTGTGTGCACTTGGAAAACAGCCAAATCTACGAATTTCCAATCAGCACCAACATAGTGGCCGTGGTCATCAACCCCGGCAGTCCATCCGGACATCAAGGCAAGGACGTTCGTCGCAATGCTGAGCTTCGCCAAATCCTAGCTGAAGGAACCCAAAAATGACCCTTTCTGAACTGATCGAATACCTGTCCATGCTGGCTGAAGACCATGATCACGACGAAGTTGAAGTGATGCTGGCCAATCAGCCCCATTGGCCCTTCGAACTCTCCATTGGCCAGCCCGTGCTGCACGACCCACTCAGGGAGTGGGAAGAAGAGTATGGCACTGAACCACCCGCTGATTACCCCGAGGAGGACAAAGCGACATGGCTGGCCGACCGGGCTATCGCTGAAATGAAACCCAAGACCATCTTCATCCCTGAAGGTGAACACCAGGAATACCTGCGCGATGGCGTGGCAAGGCTTTTGGACTGGAGACGGTGATAACCATACGGTTCAACCTGCCTATGATGATCCGCGTCTACCGGTGGTGCCGTAAATGCCATTCACCGCGCATACAGGCCATTAAACTGGCTTGGGGCTTCCAAAACTGGGGCTGAGCCTTCTCTTTGCTTTCCAGTCAGGTTCTAACCCGGTAGACGTTCACTAGAAGCGCTGAATAGACTACTAGTTCGCATTGCTTACACAATGCGATATTCTATTCATATCAACTATATGGAATACAATTCCATATATACCTAGGAGATGATCAGATGATCTATCTACCCCATGTGTGGGTATATGCAGGCGCAACCTGCGAAGACGTGTATGCCCAACTTGATGGGAAGATTGACGATAACGTCAACTTGGAATGCATGTCCTTGCCCCAGCTTGCCTTCGTGGCCCCGGCCTATTCTAACGATCTGGTCCAAAAGCTGGCCATGGACATGTGGCTCGAAATTCAGGGCGACTACGAAAAGTCCTTCGAGCGGGGCATATCATTCCATGAGCTGACTGCAACCATGTCTGCTCAAGTGCTTGAGACCTCTTGTCCTGGACAATGCTCCAATGGGTACAGCGGCGAGATGCCTGTGCTGGAAGTTACAACCTGGCGCTACTACCTCATGCACTCAATTGAACCGCTGATGCAAGTGGTTGTCCAGAAACGCCCTCTTTGGCATCCAAGCTTATCAGACGCGTCTGGTATGTTTTCGGTTGTGCCGCCTGAGACATAGTAACCGAGCCCTGCCGAAGCCACGTCGACCGAGTGTGTGGCCCTGGGGAGATATAGAAACTGTCTTACGTAGCTTCAACCGTGTATGTTCGGAGTAACACATGGCCAAAATCATGACCTTGCTTATAGTTGGGTTCTTTATCCTATTGATTGTCAATGGGGCCCGACTGACATTCTTTCCAGCCACTGCATGCGGCCTAGCCCGAAAGAACCAAATAATACCTCTATCGCAATCCGTGATAGAGTTTCACCGTGAACAGCGAGAACGCAATGCCATGCAAACCCAGTCGGAATAAACGGTTCATCGATCAAGCGCGATCCGCTTACATGGGCAATCCCAAATGGATTGCTCGTTATATGGATCGGTATGACGAAGAGCATGTGGTGATTAAAATGGTCACCCATCGTGGTCAAGTCTACCATCTTGACTGGATCGGCGCTGAGCGTGCCAAGCATCCGGATGAATTTGGACCGGATGCACCGTTCCCCAACCTCAATTGGTCTTACATAGCCGACCTGGCTGTGTATGTGCCTGATACCAAGGAGACCTGACATGACCCGGAATGAAGACGACCTGAAGCGGGTTATCGCCGCTCTGCTGGAAACCGAAGGGCGTTCTGAAGACGAAGTGCGCACCTTCCAGGCGAAAGCTGCCAAGTTGATGCACAAGCTCGGCCTTACCCACGAGGACATCTTCGCGGAGAAACCTGACATGCACACAGCGGAAATGCAGATCACCCGCTTTGACTGGATCGTAGCCCAATACATCGGCTTTGGCATCTCACGCCTGACCGGAACGCAGGAGTGGTATACGATCCTGCCTACGCCAACGGGAAAGCGCTCCGATCGGAAGATGTTCCACTTCGCGGGTTACCGGAGCGACGTCGACCAGGCAATCTGGCTCTTCAAGCACCTGATCGAAGCCTCTCAGAACGGGGCCCGGGGTATTTCGGTGACATCGGAACGGAACTCCTATCTGGTCGGGTTTGCCGCAACTGTCTATCGGCGCCTGATGGAACTGGCTACTGCTCTCGAAGGGGTGCAGAAAGCTTGTGAACCCGGGGGTTCGCATGGCAACGACAACGCCCTGATGCTCGCCAAGAAGGAAGACACCGTGAATGCCTTCATCCAAAAGATCGTCCCCGGTCTCCGTGACGGACAAGGCAAAGGCACTACGGTGAAGGATTTCAATGCGATGATCACGGGTCAGCGCGACGGGAAGTCGGTATCCTTGGGCCGTGGCGTGGCGCAAGGTGTGAAGGCTCTCACCTCTCACTGAGTTCACCAGACCCACGGGTTCGGTGTAAACGGGCGACTTGGGAATAACGACCAAGGAATACAGTCCCAAGCCTGGGTCGCCCACTTACAGCACATCAACTATTAGCGGCGTAGTCAAAATCGTCGCACAGTCAACCGGGTAGTCGAACAAAAAGCGTTTGTTTTCAGTATATTAGAGAGTGTTTTGACTATTGACTACGACTTTTAATGAAAAATAATACAAGACCTATACAAATACATAAACTAAAACATTTAATGTATATGTTTTTAATTCGTTTGTATATTCGTGTAGAGTCTGAAATAACTTTTACGAATACGTCGCAGTCAAAGTCGTTTTGGCTAAAAAAGGTCCCAATTGCACTTTGATAACAAGCACTTACAAATTCGACTACGACCGACAGCCGCCGACAGCCTAGTGGCTCAGAGGAAACCCAACCCTCCCTAAAACGCCTATCCCGTGTCTCCCCTCAGTGCCCTATTCTGCTCAGTGTCAATAAGCCTACAGTTTGTCACCGCTAAGACGCGCAACAGGGGCGGGAGCCAGAACATCGAGGGGCTCTGCCTATAGTGCCACAATCCATCTAGCCGTCTGACTGCCTACCCGCTCACCTGCTCACCTGCTCACCTGCTCACCTGCTCACCTGCTCACCTGCTCACCTGCTCACCTGCTCACCTGCTCAGCCGGCCTATAATCCGTCCGTCTCTCAGGTCCCAAACAATTATTTTGGTCGGCATACACATGGACATACTAACGAATACCGGCTTACAAGCACATACATACACTGCAAAATAACTCATAGTCACAAGCGAAGGAACCAACAACCATGCTTCTTAACAAACCACAGATCGGGGCCTCTTTCAGGCCCGAGTCCAAGGCCACGACGCCACACCTCCAAGCGATCAGGGTCGCATTGACCTCGGCTCCAGGGGAGCCCGGGCAGTGGACTCTCGTTTGGTATATACGCCCAAAGACTGACCGGCCCGGTGCCAAAGGATCCGGGCACCGGCAATACGGCGGACGGAAATGGTATTCCGACCAAGACGATGCCATCGAGCAGGTTCAGGTTCTCATTGCCTCCAGGGCTGCTTTGAAGGGTTGTGTCTTGGAGGTCGAAGACGAAGGTTATTATGACGAGAACAATGACTGGGTTGTTCCGGTCCGTCAACTGGCTCAACAGGACGACGCTCAACAGACCAGTCAGTTGCAAAACGGTGATCCACTGGAATAAGTAACAATCCACTGGTTTACACTTCCTCTTTAACAGTGTATTCTATCTACAGTAACCACGGAGAAACGCGCCATGTTCACCACCGACCTGACCACGCCCTTCACAACGGCAGAACTGCAAGCCCTCCAATCACTCCTGCAAAACGAAACCACATGGGACCGGGACGCTGATACTGGCGGGTTCAACGCCTACTACAGCGCCACAAATCCTGAGCGGGTGCTCATACCGATCCACGAGGAAGAGGAGTGGAAGCTGCTCAACTCAGCCATGCTCCGCATTGACATCGAGCTGGAGCGGCGGCAACAACAGCGGCAGGAGAGGTTTGACTACTTGTCCTCTGCAGCACCAGAAGCGCCAGAAGTGCCACTTGATGTTCGGTCACAGCAAAGCGAGATTGACCATCAGGTCGATTTCCAATACCACCGGATCGGAAGAGATTGATATGCAAGTGCCTGTTGTTTTCATGGATAGCCAGAACGACTTCAAGCTTCGGATGCAAAGCCTCTGAAAAGAAGAGGCCCTGGGCTTATTCCCGCAAAGCGGTCATATACCACAGGGCCTCAGAACCAGGGCCTCAGAACCAGGGAAACAACAATGGGTTTGCGGACTCACGGGGCCCGGGTATTTTCTTACAGGACAAGTCCTGTATGTCAAGCTAACGGATCGGCGTCTCGTTTTAGCAGGTCTCCAACGGTCTCAGCCTGACCTACCTTAGCTTTCTGTGTCTTCTTCATAGAACCACGGTTCTGTGGACCTCGGTGCCGATCAGGTAAGTGCACAACCGCTGCCGATGTGTCGTTTACAGCATCGGCCACATGATCCTCCTCAAAGTCTGACCCGAGAGCAGCCTCTTCAGCGGCAACCATAGCCGCGGCACTCATCTCACGGTTATAGATCAAGGCTCGGAACTTGGGCTCACGAACCTCTTCACGTGCCCTTAGAGCTTGAAGCGCAGCAAGCCCGTTCTTGTAGTCCTTCTCAGGTCCGCCTAGGGCCCATAGAACCACCCTACCTTTATTGGTATGGCACTGGTTCTTGGTATTATAGGCTGGAACTGAGTTGTTCAGGAACTTGCGAGCATGCCCTCTCATATTTCGTGTCTGCAGTTTCTCCGGCAGGGCATCAACCAAGTCTTGCTCAGAGACATAATGGCCATGGAACGGAGGCAACTGGCTCATATAGAGATGCATCCACTTTGCGTCATGGTCAGTCCGTGATGCCTCCCTCATCTCGTTCTTCGAGTCACTGGTCGGTGCTCGGCCTTTACCGTTGAACCTCCCAATGTCTCGTTCCAGCAGCCAGGCCCAGATTGCGGCATCCCCGCCTTCCTTCTCAGCCCAGTTGAATAGTCTCTGGTAATAGGCCTCGCCTTTAGGGAAAGCATCTGAGATGATAATCATATACCGTCGGTCATCGTCCTCAACAGGCAAGGCGTCGTCATGGTTGGTGAAAGCCACAATCACAGCATTGTTGGTGATCTTTTGAGCGGGCTGATATTTTTCATTGATCTCAATTAACGGGTCTGTAATCATTGGCTTGAGGTGGTTCATCAAGTCAACACGACCCTTTGCCATAAGCTCCTCAATCACGACTAGTTTGACATTTCGTGCCCAACCGTTGAACTGCGATTGGACAGAGGCGTTCATCGGTCGACCGGTATTGTGTGGCCCAAAAATGCGCTCCAAGACCTGGCCAATGAATGATTTACCCGTACCTTGCTTGCCTTTAATGACCATAGCGAAGTTGGGCTTTTGTGCCGGGTTCTGAACACACCATGCTATATAGTCAAGCACAAGCTTGCGCTCGTGCTTGCTCTCGAACATATATTCCATGTGCTCTTCAAAGATCGTTACGTCACCTTTTACAGGCTTCAGGTCACTGGGCCGCCAAGTATTGTAAATGTCTCCACAGAACTCAGGCTGCTCAGGCAGGAAATCCATTTTGTCGAACTTCCGCATGGATCGCTTTGCCGCGAAGATTTCAGTGGAGATACTTCCGTTCTTCTCCAGCATGTAGTTGAACATGCTATCGAAGGACTTGGTATCAAACATCATCCCGTCGCGGCGCCGATGGAACATCTTCGCCTGGGCAATCCATACCCATTCGTCCATGATACCAGAGTAGCGCGCCTCTTGTTCACCTTGGATGGAGGCTGGGCCATATTCCCCAGCGTCATCTGGCATATCAGGGTCACCAAAGTCGTGCTCAGGGGTATCACCACCAGGTGGCACCACCGAGGCATAATTGAAGGCGTTCTCAACTAGTTTGGCAAGTTCCTCTGTCGACCAAGGTGGCTGGCATCGGTCATTCCAATGCTCGAGCATCAGCTCATGGGTTTTCTCCTGAGAGATGCCCCGCTCACGAAGCACACAAGCCAGATTGAAGGTGAGGCGGTTACCACCGCTCCCTTCAATGGCTATTTTCGCGTCATGCTTGAGGTGTAAAACAGCCCATTTGATGTATTGCGGCTGGTCCTGGTCGACGACCGCCGCCTGTTGGTGCTCACGATCTTCACGGCGACCTGTAAGATGGCCAAGCCACTCAGGAAGTTTCGCAACAGGGATTTGGCTGCTTTCTTCCCAGCTATACTTGCCTACATCTGTTTGAGACCCAGGCGCCAAAACATATCCGCCAGCACCGCCAGTAGCACGAGTATCAATGCCCGGCCCAATTTGCTCGACAGTAGTTCGGGCTTGACCCACAAAATACAAATGGCGCCCACCAGAAGGTGTGACAGCAGAAAGGGTAGCGGGAAGTTGGCCATAGTCAAGCTCCAATGCGTCGAGTATGGCTTGGCCATTCTTGCCCTTCTTTATGTCCACATCGACGACACAAAGACCAGACGGCCTGCATGCCAGCCCAATATTATCTTCAGGCCAGGCTTTCCACCACCCCTTGATAACCTTTTCGTCAGTGGTGGCAGCTGTGCCCCACTTTACCCTTGGTTTGTTCGTGGTTCCCTTAGAGATAGGAAATACATGCCAGCCACGGCTAGCATAAGACAAAGCGAGGGAAACCTTGGATTGACCCATTGTTTTCTTCCATGATCCGCTTGACCAGAATACTACAAGGAAATTTTGCAGGAAACCATTTTAATTCAAGGACTTATCAATGCCGGCCCTCGTCACCCCAAATACAACACACGTGCGCTCGTAAGGAGCAATGGCACCCCGGGGCTACTTTGGTGGTTTCTTCTACGTCTTAAGCAGTCTACAGTCAATAACGTGATGAGATGAATGTCAGCAACCATGAGGAGCCTAAGTTATGACGAAAACTATTGACGAGCAGCTGGAGCGGCTCGCCTCAGCCCAGGAGCGAACAGCAACGACGCTTGAGGGCATTCTTGAAGCGGTTGTGAACTTCAAGTTCGAACAAATCGGGAGCATCGCCATTGCTGGCGTTCAATTGCCGGGGAGCGCCAATGCCGAAGCCGACAACGGACTTGCCACCGAAGAAGCCACGGTCGAAGAAGCACAGGTTGAGATCGTCGAAGAAGCAGAAACTGAAGAACAGCAACCTGAGTCCGAACCCGAGCCCGAACCCGAGTCCGATGTGGAAGATGAACTGAGCGGCGAGGCGGAAGCTGAAGCAAGTGATGCACCTGACGATGAAGGGGACCCCCTCGGTGATGGTGACGCGGCTGTCGATGAGCCAGTCCTTCCTATCAAGCTTACCAACGACACACTCCGGGGGTTCGCACGGGACTTGATGGAAAAGGAGGGCAAAGCTGCTGTGTTCGAAGTGCTGGCGGAAGTTGGCAAGGGCTACAAGGCTGTGGGCGAAGTGCCGAAGGACGACTTGAAGGAAGCCCATCTGAAGATGGCAGCACGCCTGAAGGGCTGACCGATCGGCGCCGGCTGGCTGAATTGAAGGCACGGGCCCATATATCCTTCGACCGGCTTTGGAAAGAGGAGCTCATGACACGGAGTGAAGCCTATCATTGGCTTTCCCATGTCATGGGTGTTCCTGAAGAACAAACGCACATGACTGTCATGATGTCTAAAGGGCAGTTGAACAAAGTAATTGCCATCTGTGATGGTCTCATGGGAAGAACCGAGGTGGATGATGACTTTGTGTCGCCTCCGCCAGAGATACCGAGGTAACCTATGTTTTGGCTTTTCTTTCTCCTATTCCGGTGGCCACGACCTCCTCCCTGTGTGCTGACCGGGACGCCTGCCAGGGCCATGATGCCCTCTGTACCCTGGCAGGTATTGACGTGGGCTAACCCAACGCCGTTGCTGGTACCGCTGCGATGTCTGGCCGCAGTATGGGCCATGGTGAAGCCCACACCAATTTGTTATAGGCCGGGAGGCGTTGCCCACGTAGTCTCTCGGCCACTTGGTCACTTTCATACAGGAGCCTTCATGCAACGAGTTCAAGTTGATACTGCCACCATTGACCAGGATCAAGCTGCTATACTCGTGGTCCATCATCTGGCAATGGCCGCAGCCCTATTTCAAGCTCTGCCTGAGGGCAACGAAGCCGAAACCATGAGCGCTGCTCTTGATGCCCAGTTTCAAGGGTTCGAGCTGGAGCGTCGTGCTGCGGCTTGTTTCGTGGCTTCCATTGTGGACAGCTATGAAAAGCTCAAAGACGAGGACTGACTCGTGGTCGACCAGAAGTTTCCTTTCACAGTCTCCTATGGGCTGAGTTGTATTTTCCGCGTTCGGTGCATCAATATTGGCACCTACCACGTGGAGCAGAAAATTACCCAGGGCACTGAAACTGAACCACCTAAATGGCAGTGCCTTGCCATCAGTCAGCATTTTGATCCCAGCGAAGCTTTGGGGGTTATGCACGAAGCTCAAATGGTGTATGCTGTTGAGGTGCGAGCCAAACGCGACATGATGAGAAGGATGGCGTAATGCAAGATCATTTCAATGGCCTGACCCCCGCGGAAGCAGAACGCCTTGCTATGCTCGCAGAAGAAGCTGCCAAAGTCGTTCAGGTCGTGGGTAAAATCCTGCGGCACGGCTATTCCGGCTATCATCCTGATCGGCCGCACATCTCCAACCGCGGGCTTTTGATGAATGAACTGGCAGACCTGAAAGCGGTCCAGTTCCTGATGGAAGGCTCCGGCGATATTTTCTGTATGAGCGACAAAATCGAACACGCCCTGGCCGAACACGCCCTGGTGCGGAAGCTCACCTACACCCATCACCAAGGAGACTGCAATGTCAAAGTCCTATAAGCCCGTCGAGTGCAAGGCAGGCTTGGCGTCATGTATCTCAGACGCCTATGCTGAAATCGCGTCACTGGCCGAAGAGATGTCAGAAGCCTATGACAACATGATCGGCGGGGGTATGACCGACGGACACCCCAAGGTTGCACTGGTTTCTGAAGCCAAGGACACACTGGAGGGCAAGGACGAGCCTGAGGTGCCAGACGTCCTTGACGGGATCGGGGTAATTTGGTCCGAACAAATTCCAAAGGATAAGCGCCACAAGATCGCACGGTGGGCACGTCTGGCCAATGCCTGTGCCGCTCTCGGCGCCGCTGCTGAAGCAGTACGTGTGGTATCTTCCGACAACGGCATGGAAGGACCTGACGCTGCCAGCTATGTCGAGCAGTTTGAAGAAGCCCAAGAAGAACTTGCTGGCACTCTCGAAGAGGTCGTTGGCGAAGTTGAGGGTGTCGAGTTTCCGACAATGTTCGGGTGACACCATGACATTTAAGCCCCTGCTCGCCTATACCGTGAAAGATGCAGAAATTCTCCATTACCCAGTGCTTGTGTCACCGAAACTGGATGGCATTCGTTGTGTGATCTACAACGACCAACCAGTCTCCCGGACACTTAAGTCCATACCCAACCAGTTCATCCAGGCCAAGCTGGGGTTCTATCCACCTTTCGACGGGGAACTTATGGTCGGCGATCCGCTGGACCCTGCTGCATTCAACAAGTCCACGTCTGGGATTATGTCTCATGACGGTGAGCCAGCATTCACGTATTGGGTCTTTGACTGGATTGACCCGTCTCATACCAATTGGCCCTTTGAAAAACGCCTTCGAATGGCTGAGAGTGTAATAAAAACCAATAAATGGCCCTGGGTCAGACTAGTCCCGCACACCCAAGCGGACAACGCAGAAGAACTCCTTCGCCTTGAAGCCTACTATGTCGGGCTCGGCTACGAGGGGGTTATGGTTCGCGCACCATGGGGAACCTACAAATATGGGCGTTCCACCGAAAGCCAAGGGCTCCTCGGTAAAGTAAAGCGGTTTGAAGACACTGAGGGCGAAATCGTTGGGTTTGAGGAACTCATGCACAACGAGAACGAGGCAGCCATCAACAACCTGGGTTACCAGGAGCGGTCGACAGCACAAGCAGGCCAAGTTCCTGGCAATACACTTGGAGCACTACGGGTCAGCCATCCAGACTTTGAAGAGACATTCGGGATTGGTACGGGCTTTACGGCGGATGAAAGGTTTACACTGTGGCAAATTCGCGACACACTGACCGGACAGAACGTAAAGTTCAAACACCAGCCGGCGGGTGCAAAAGACAGGCCACGGTTCCCAAGCTATCTGGGCCTTCGAAAGGATTGAATATGGATGCCTTCTTCCACTTGAAACCAATAGGGTTGTCTGAGACAGTCTACTCGGAGGCTATCTCCAACATGAAAGAAGCACGGAAAAAGCGCGACGGGCGATGGCTTGCCGAGCTTTATGTGGAGGCATTCATTCTCCTGGAAGATGCAGGCCTTATCAATCGCGACAAAACGCTCAACATTGAGTGGTATGAAGAACTCCTCTGGCATGCCCACCTGGACGCCCAGATCGACATTCCTGTGACAGAGAGAAACCGATGAACATTCTTCCCTCAAGCCCGATCAGCCAATACATCACAGCCATTGAGCTGGACGGCAAGCCTGTCAAAGCTACGTTTGTCGACATGGAGACCAGTCGCATTCAATACTGGAATGCTGGCCAACAGGTCGAAGCCACCGGCCAAATACGTATTCTGTTGGAAAGTAAAGCTAAAGCAGCTTCACTTGATCCAGTTCGGGCTAATGAATTGGATAAATTACTTGAGCAAATCAAACAGAAAATGGCAAACATGGAAACAGACCGTATGATCACAGCCTATGCGGAATGCAAAAAATGGCTCGGCCTTTTTGCATCAGCCGAAACTATGGATCGGGAATGACATGGCCCAGCACGCTAGACTTTCTGCTTCTGGCTCAAAGCAATGGATGAACTGTCCTGGTTCCGTTGCTACAGAAGCACGCAACCCAAATCCGCGCAGCTCATCTGTCTTCGCAATGGAAGGCACGGCCGCACACTTGCTTTGTGAACTCTATGCCAGCGAGGGCCTTGCACCTGAGGAGTTCCTTGGCGAGACCATTTATATTTGGCAGGATGATGCCTATTTGGAACGCCATCTGGCACAGGCGGTGGCTGAAAAGGGCGTTACTCTAGCTGATGTCCCGGTCGCCATGGAATTCCTGGTAGATCAAGACATGGTGGACGCCATTGAATACTTTGTCGCGGCCGTGGAGACAACGCGTTCCCGGCTTGACCCAAAAGGGCGTGAAGAGTATTCCGAGAAATGGCTTGATCTGACATGGCTTCACCCTCTGCTCGGCGGCACGGGTGACTATATCAGCGTGGAGGCATTCGGCTGGGCTGAGTTGATCGATTATAAGCATGGCCGGGGCGTTCTGGTAGAAGTTCGCGACAACAGCCAGCTCAAGCTCTATGGCATCGGGGTTCTAAACATGTTCCCTGACTGCGAGGGCGTTCGTATGACGATCGTCCAACCCCGCAAGGAGCACGAAGACGGGCCAATCCGCTCCATCGAATATACCCGTGAAGAGTTGATGGATTTTGCCGAGGAGGTTCGTGTCGCTGCAGAAGCTACCCAGCTTCAGAACGCTACCCTCTGTGCCGGTGAATGGTGCACCTTCTGTGGCGCTAAAGCCTATGTGGATGAGAATGGCGACTTCTATGAGTGCCCGGCTCTTATCAAAGCCATGCAAGAGGAAGCCCAGATGGACTTTGCTGGCGTGCCTCCGGAGATCGGCATCCCCATTCCGACCACAAACGCCGGACTTGCCCGTGCATCTAAATGGCTCGGGGTCTTCGACAACTATGTGAAGGCCGTGGAAGGGGCTGTCCAGCGCGAACTGCTTGCCGGTCGTCCTGTCGAAGGCTATAAGCTTGTCCGCAAGAAAGCTAACAGAGCGTTTGGGGCCTTTATCGAGGAAGTCGATGAGCTAACGGGCACTGACGACAACCACTGGATGGCCATGTCTGAGGACGACGTGATCGCCATCGTGGAAAGCGAGCTTGGCGAGGAGTATGTGGCCAAGTGCTATCAACCCCCGAAACTCAGGTCTCCAGCACAGTTCGAAAAGCTGGGTCGTGAGTTTAAGAAACTGACAGGCGAGATTGCCTATAAGCCAGAGGGCGGTTTGACAGTTACGAATGAGGCAGACACGCGACCGGCCGTCGAAGTCACACAGGCTGGCGGTTCAGACTTCCCTGATGACCTTTCGAACGGAAATTGAGCATGGCAAGCAATCGTATTGTATTGTTCATAGGTAACAACTCGTTCTATCTTTCGGGCTACGTGAACAGCAAATCCTATATCCGGGGCTATGTCGAAAATGGAGACTATAACCTCTACATTGTTAAGCAGGAACTGGCTTGCTGGATCGCCTATCATGCAACTGCAAAGAACCAGTGCACCGAAAGCCATCAGATAGGTCTCCCGTTTGACGGTGCCTCTGTGACCCACGTGGTGATCCCGGAAACGATGAGGGCGGACCACAACACCATCATCAACTGGGCCCGTAGCCAAAAACGGAAGAAAACATGGCTAACCAGATAACCCCAGCAATGCTGCTCCAGCTAGCCAAGACCGTTCAGGCGGAAATGGAGAAAGTGTGCCCGGACCAACCGCCTCTTGTAATGCGAGCGGTCACTCTGTTGGTCGGTGAGTCCTATCTTCAAGCAGCAGCAGTCGAGAAGACTATCAATGACTTTTATAGGCGCCCTCCAACTAAATAAGTGTTTCCCCGTTGAAAACAATTAGAATATATTTATTAAATCCCATGGCACTTCGATCCATGAAAGTCCGAAGGTAATCTTCAGCGCAGGACTGGTGAAATAGGTCGGGATCAACGGCGGTAGCTCTGAAGCCACAGGAGTCCGCCAACTACATAAGCCATCCCAATGTGGGATTTCAGTGTCAAGGAGACAACGATGGCTGAACGTTTGAAATGTGTCACACCTCCGTTCCGTGTGAGTTTCCCGGCAATTTTCGAGGCTTCGTCCTATCAGGGCGGCACCTCGAAGTATTCCGTGGTCATGCTCTTCTACCCGGCGAAGTTCACGGACGCCGACAAGAAGGCCTGGAAGACCATGCAGGTCATTGCCGACGCAGCTTCCAAGGACAAGTTCAAGAAGCTGATCAAGGATCTGCCTGCAAACTTCAAGAAGCCCATCCGGGACGGCGTCGAGAAGGAGCACCTGGACGGCTATGGCGATGGCTGCATGTTCGCCACCGCTTCCTCGAAGCAACGGCCGGGCCTCGTCGATCGCAACAAGCAGCCCATCCTGACCGAGGAAGAGTTCTACCCTGGCTGCTGGGCTCGCGCGACCGTCACCGCCTATCCCTATGACAACGTAGGTAAGGGCGTGGCATTCGGTCTGCACAACCTCCAGAAGCTCGGCGACGACGAGAACTTCACCGGCCGGATGGCTGCTGAGGACGACTTCGGTGATGACGCCGACGACGTGTGGAGCGGTTCTGACATCGCCCCCGAAGACGATCCGACGGCGTAATCCAACGGGTCCAGTTCCGGTTGCCCCCGGAGCGGCTAAGCCAGTGGTTAACTCCACTGGCTTTTTCTATTGCTTTGTCGGTTTAATCTTTGCAGTGCATAGTGCATTCTAATCATATCAACCACGTCGACTATGGAGAATGAGGATATGACCGACTTGAATGCTACCATTCTTGCCCTACAGATTGATCAAGGAGTCCGCTTTGTGGAAGTAGAGTTCTTCCGCGATACCACTGGGGATGAGCGCTGTGGCCCTGCTGGCTGGTCTGGGAAAACCTCCTACATCTACAAAGTCGAGCCTGCAATTTTTGCAGGGCTGAAAATCGGGTCCTTGGTCGTCGCCCAAGCTCGGAGTCATTTGCAAGTTGTCCGTGTAGTGGCAATGGACGTGAACGTCGATTTTGGAAACCTGAACTTCATCAAGCTCTTGCGCTGGGTTGTTGCAGACATTACTTCCAGTATCGAGCGGGTGTCGTTACTGGTTGCCGCCGAAGTGAATGCCAAGAAGCAGATCACCAATGCTCGTCTCCGCAAGGAAAGTCAAGACTTGCTGGCAGCGGCAAACCTCACGGGCGAAAGTATTCTTTTGCTTCCGCCCAAAGTGGCTGCCGAGCACAAGGACTGATGCAAAGTTGGTATACACGGGGCCAAAGCTCCGTGTATACTGTCTAAGTGTTTTGAGATGATCCGTTGGCCCAGCTGCCATTAGCTCAGGTCGATTAATAACCGGGAAGAGCCGTCTTAGTGGTAAGACGCATAAGCTCCTGCCGACGGATCATCTCAGAGCACGTGTGTGTCCGTGGAGGTCCTGCGTGCTCGGAAGGCCCGGTGTGGTATTGGACGTGGCGCACCGGGTCTTTTTATTCTGCCGGGGGCCCCATGATAGTAGGTGATTTTGAGACACGCTCTGCTTGTGATCTGAAGAAAGCAGGCGCATGGGCATATTCGACACATCCCACAACGGAAGTCATGTGTTTCTGCTGGAACTTCCAAGAAGACCCTATTGAGCAGGTCTATGAGTGGCAAGCTGGGTTCCCGCATCTCGGCATTGACCAGTCACCATTTCCCCAAGAGCTGGCAGACCGCATTGCTGCCGGAGAAATTCTTGAAGCCCACAATGCTTTCTTTGAATATTGTATTTGGAACCACGTCTGGTGCAAAATGCTTCCGGGCCTGCCAGAGCTATCACTTAATCAGATCCGATGCTCTGCAGCTAAAGCGGCGACATTTGCCTTGCCTCGTGCTCTTGACAAAGCCATTGCGGCATTAGGCCTTCCTCAAAAGAAGGATATGGAGGGCTCGGCTAATATGCTGAAGCTTGCCAAGCCCCGCAAGCTGACTGCAGACGAAAAGCGACATTTCGAAGCACAGGGTGTTGACCCTGGGACTGTGATACTCTTCCTGGAAAACCGGGAGATGATACTTCGCAACACTAAGTATTGTGCTCAGGACGTCCGGGCTGAACGTGGGCTATCCTCTGTTCTACGAGAATTGCCACCCCGTGAGCTTGAGTTTTGGCAGATGGACCTTCGCATGAATGCCCGGGGCATTACGTGCGACATGGCCTTGGTGCATATAGCAATCAAGCTTGCCGAAGAGGACACAGACCACCAGAATGCCGAGTTGAAAGAACTTACGGACGGCATGGTCGAGAAAGCCTCTGGCCGTATGAAGTTCAAACAGTGGATGCATGACAATGGTGTCAAAATCCCGAATACCCAGGGGGCAGTCATTGACATCCTTCTAGGACATGACCCTGGAGATGAAGAAGCCACAGCCGAGCTTAGGGCTGAACTTCGTGGTCTTGCCGAAACCATTACACCAAAAACACGGCGCGCCCTTGAAATTGTGCGGGACGTCAACCGATCGTCCGTCGCCAAATACAAGCAGATGATTATCCAAGTTTCTGAAGGCAATCGCCTCAGGGACATGATGCTCTATTGCGGAGCTGCACGAACTGGCCGTTGGTCAGGCAAGGGTGTCCAGCCACACAACTTCATCCGTGGGTATTCAGAGATTATGCAGGAGGTCTGCCAAGACATCCTTAAAGCTGATCCCGAAAGACTGCGCCTGCTCTACAACGGGTCTGTCCTCGAGGTGCTATCCAAAGCTACTCGTGGGGCTATGGTTGCGGCATACGGCAAAAAGCTGATGGTAGCTGACTTCGCGGCCATTGAAGCTCGGGTGCTTCTGTGGCTTGCGCTAGCTATGTCTGCCCTTGACATCTTCTATCGCGGCGAGGACATTTACTTGGACATGGCTTCTGCCATTTTCAAGTATCCATGCACCAATAAGGACGACTTCCCATTCGAGCGTAAAGTTGGCAAGGCTGCAATTCTCGGTCTCGGCTATCAGATGGGCTGGGAGAAGTTTGAAGATGAGTGCCGCAATAAGAACGGGATCACCGACCAAGAACCTGAGTTTTTCAAAGACGTTGTTCGGGTCTATCGTGAAGAACGCTTTCCAGAAATAAAGTCCTTCTGGTATGACTTTGAGGTAGCTGCCATTAAAGCCGTAAGGCAGTATGACCCAAAAACCATGTCTAAGGGGCCGCGTATTGAATGCCGTCGCCTAGCTTGGTTTATGTGGGGTCAGTTCCTCCATATGGAATTGCCATCCGGTCGGTTACTCGCCTATTTTAGGCCGCTAATCAAGGTAAGGAAAACTTATCGGTTTCCGGCGCTTAACGAGCGAGGGCATGAATGCACTGCAATGGCCACTGGCGGAGCAGACCTAACAGAGACTCAAGCCCGTAGGCTTGCAATAGCCAGGGCAAAAATTGCCAACAAAAAACTCATACCGAATGGCAAGGTTCAGCTATTTAAGAGTGAAGTCCTCACCTTCATGCATGAAAACTCCGTCACTCGTCAGTGGGAACGGAAAGAGACATACGGCGGAGAGCTGGTTGAAAACGCCACACAAGCAACAGCGCGTGACTTGATGGCCGAGGCGATGTTGCGGGTTGACAACCATCCAGACTATGATTTATTGTTGTCTGTGCACGATGAAGAGATTGCCGAATGTGACGAGGGCAAAGGCAATCTCGAAGAGTTTGAGGCTCTTATGGAAGAACTACCTAGCTGGGCTGAAGGCTGTCCAGTTAACGCTGAAGGCTGGGAAGGTTATAGATACAGGAAGTAGGGTATACTTTCTAGCTATAGAAGTGCAAAACTGGCCACATGGATTATACGATAGCATGACCGTAAACTACCTCAAATCCTCTATAGCCCATTGGCCGGAAGTTGATCCGTCAAAGCCTCGCTGGACTCACCAGCTCGAGGAATTGGAGGAGTATGGTCTTGACAAAGCTCGTGGGCTATTGTGGGGAATGCGGACCGGCAAGAGCAGGATCATTGTCGACAGTGCCAATGCTCTTCGAGATGGCGGCAAAATCCGTGGCGGGCTTATCTTTGCCCCTAATGGCGTTCACCTCAACTGGGTGCTGAAGCAAATCCCATTTTATTCGTGGCCTGGCATGTCTTGGAGCGCACAGCACTGGAGTTCTGACTTTGCGCGGGAACATCCGAGTTCTTGGTCGGAGAGGTTCTGTGCTCTGCTCAAGTCAAATGCAGACATGCGCTGGTTTACTGTCAATTCGGAAAGTCTCATTATGCCAGCAGTCAAGAAAGCCATCAACCAGTTCCTTGACTCTGTCAATGGTGAAGTGATAGCCATTGCTGATGAGAGTGTGGACTTTCGCACTCCGGGCTCAAAGCGCACCAACGTTGCTAGAGCCTATTTCAAGCGCCTGCCATTCCGCCGTATTCTTGATGGCACTGCGCTAATGAACAGCCCCCTGCACGCGTTCAGTCAATTTGAACTGTTGGAACCTGGGGCTTTGGGTTTCCGTAAATATGAGGATTTTAAGCAATACCACTCTGTGTGGCGGAGCGTGAGGAACAAAGCGGGGCGCTATTATCCAAAGTTGGACCACTACACAAATCTGGAGACCCTTCGTGAAAACATCGGAGATTATGCCAGTGTAGTTCTTCGTGAGGACTGTGACATGCCCGACCTTCTGCCGATTGAGGTGGTGGTGGAGATGTCCGAGCTTCAAAAGAGGGCATACCTTACCCTCATTGAGAAAAACCTGCTTGAGTTTGAGAACGGAGCTGAAATTGATGCCATTGAAGGTGGCAAGCGGGCAATAAAGTTCCATCAAATTGTATCAGGCTTTGCCATCGATGACTTTGGGGACATTCAGTCTATAGATGATGATCCACCTATCCTACAAGAGCTCAGGAGGCAGGTAGTTGACACCCCCAAATATATCGTCTGGTGCCGCTTTAGAGAGGATATTCGCCGCGTTTCCAACGCTCTCCGGGCCATGGGCCACAAGATTGTGGAATACCATGGAGGAGTGCCACAAGGCTTGCGGGCTGGATACGTCGACCAGTTCAATAATGATGACGCTACAGTTGGCCTTGTCGGGCAGCCACAAGCTGGTGGCCGAGGACTTGAATTGCCCTGTGACGCTATCATCTGGTATTCAAGCACTTATGACGCTATTATCCGCAACCAAGCAAACGAGCGTGGAACCATCATGGGCGGCCGATCCGTTTCCATCATCACACTCGCTACGCCGGGCACTGTTCACGACGACATTATCGCTTCCGCAGAGCAGAAAGTCTGCATTGGTGACTGGGTGGCCGGTTCTGGTTTACGTGATAGCTTAATGCGCTGGAAAAGTAACTTATCATGACTGCTCGTCGAAAGTTACTTAAAAGAATACCATATAACCTAAGCGCTAGTACAAGGGGATTTGCATAAATTCTACTTGATGAGTGTTGGCTAAATAAGCTCTTTTGCTGGCTTACAAGCACTGAGCAGATAGCTATTCTCAATATTGTTCACTGAGACTGAAGACTACGACTGAAACCAGACCGAACATGAGGAGCTTACTATGAAATCGATCCTGTCCCCGATTGTGGACATCCTGCCACTGATTAATTTTGCTGCCCCCGATACCACTTCTGGTGCCGCCGCTGGTGGGAAACCGACGGCAAAGCCGACCGATGCACCGGCAGCCATTGCCAAGCCTGCTGGAGCCAAGCCTGCCGAAAAGGCTGAACCGAAGCGTGGCATCGGCACTGCGGCAATGGAAGCAATCTTGAACTCGGCCACCAACGAGGAGGCTCTGGCGGCCGTCCGCAAGGAGTTCCCGGACGCCAACACCACGAAGGCGTCGATCAACTGGTATCGGAACAAGTTGCGCAAGGATGGCACGATCAGTACCGGCGGCATCTACAAGGGCAAGCCCGTTCCGAACGCGCGCGAGATGGCCAAGGACGCCAAGCCGGCCGAGGCACCCAAGGCGAAGGACACCAAACCCACCGCAGCTGCTGGCGATGATCCGACCGCCTGAGGCCTGACTCACTCACAGTGCAAAAAGGGCCCGGGCTTCAATGCCCGGGCTTTTCTTTATAGGGCTGCATTCTATAAACTTAGTGGTTTCATTTCCAATTATAACATAGTATTCTAAATACAACAGAGTAAGTGGAGAATACCATGTCTGCAGGAATTGAGATGAATGGCGTCTTCTATCAGAACGTCTACTATATGCCAATGGCCCACGGCATTGGTGCAGACAGCCAAGGTCGTTATGAAATCAAAGACCCACCAAACTGCGGTTGGTCTCGGGCTTTGGTCATTTGGCCTGACGATGATGACGAGCCTGTTACTGGATCGCGTCGCAGGAAGAAAACCGCCAAGCGGGTGACCCTGTTCTGTCCGTATACCCTGGAGGCCTATCAGATCACCCCAGCAGCCCGTGAAGTGGCCCATCAAACAGCCTATCCATTGACTGAGACTCTCATCTGCGAGCTGGAAAACATCATCAGCCGGAACTGGAAAATATATGCTGGCTTTGGGCACCAGAAAGCCTATGATGTTGCAGCACTAGTTCTAACGAAGCTCGGGAAAGCCGTTCCCAACTACATGTCACCGGCATTGGAAAATCTCGAGTATACCGAGGACAATGTGCCCAATCGCCATGGTAAGCCGGTTGGAGAGGCCCTGCTCCGACCAATCAACCGGGACTCCAAGCGCGGACAGGTTGCGGCCTTCTTCCTGGAAAGCAACAGTGGGTCAATTCGCGAAGCAATGGCCAAGTTTGATATGTCCCGCTCGGGTGTGCTGACCCACCTCCACGGCCTCAACAAGGATCATGGCTTGGGCTATGTCCTTCAGGGCGACGTGGCCACCATCATGCTTCCGCCGGAGTGCACGGACCCTCTGGCCGACGAGACGGTTGTCCAAGTTCATACCCAAGCAGTCTCTGCCCAACGAGCAGGCAAAACTTGCAAGCCCACTGTCACTGCTTTGCCTGCCAAAGGCAAGCGGCGCGAAGTGGCTCTGCTAATGCTCGAGGAAACAGCCATTGTAGACGTGGCCGAGAAGGTTGGCTGTTCAGTCAACTCTGTCAGGTCACACCTCCATGACCTGCATACAAAACACGGGTTCGGTTACGGGTTGTCTCCGGACAAGGCACGTGGTAAGCTGCTCGTGCCGGCTGGATGGACTGCCGACTATGATCCTGAAGACCTTGACCCGCTAGCCTGAGGAGCGCACATGGAATTGTCCAAAGTATCATCGTGGATGGAGAGGTATCTTGCTCTCGTCCACCGCTTCAACGCCGACATTATCGGCCTGCCAATTCCCGAGACGCCGACCCGTCTTGGTGAGACCCGCAAAAAATGGGCGCTCGATGCGCTCAACGAAGAAGTGGGCGAGTTCTTTGCTGCCAAGACTCTCGAAGACGAGGTGGATGCTCTGGTCGATTTGTCCTACTTTGCACTCGGTCGTCTGATCGAGATGGGTGTGGTTCCCGGTGCCGTCTTCGACGAAGTCCATGAAGCCAACATGCGCAAGCGCCGGGGCGAGCTGTCCAAGCGGCCGAACAGTCTTGGCTTCGATGCCATGAAACCCAAGGGATGGACCGGCCCTGATCTGCTTCCCTACCTCGGTCTGGATCGCTCTGACGTTCGTGCGATGTATGACGTGAAGTTAGCCGAGCGTGAGCTTGCCGAAGCTGCACAGACGCTCGACGCCGAGCCAGGGGAAGCTGGAAAGCCGAAGTTTCTGATACTCGGCCACGCCCGGCACGGCAAGGATACCGTGGCGGAAATCCTCCGCGATTGCTACGGCTTCACCTTCACCTCGTCCTCGTTGTTCTGTGCGGAGAAGGTGATTTGGGAAGCAGTGCACAATCATGGAGATGCACTCGATCGTCACGAGAAAGCAGGCCAACCGGGCATGTCCACGCTGACACTCCACGAAGAGCTTGAGATGATGAAAGGCCGCGGATACTCGAGTTACACGGAATGCTTCGCTGACCGGGCCAACTTCCGTGCGGCCTGGTTCTCCCTGATCGCTGCCTACTGCTATCCTGACAAAGAACAACTAGCCCGTGAAATCTATGCAGAGAATGACATCTATGTTGGCATCCGCAACACCCGTGAACTGAATGCAGTTCTCAACTCGGGGCTGGCAGACGTGTCCATCTGGGTTGATGCAAAGGAACGCATTGGCCCCGAGCCGCTGAGTTCCTGCACCGTTGAGCCGTGGATGGCTATGTTCACCATCGACAACAACGGGACAGCTGAAGACCTTCATCGGAACGTCCACCAGCTGATGTCTACCCTTGGTATTGAAAGGATTGCGTGATGCAAGCTATGTCATTCCACGAAGTCTACCGAGGCTTGCTGTTGGAGCTTATGAACCACGGTGTGACCGAGGTGAACGAGCGCACCCACACCAAGATCAGGATGCTCCAAGGCGGCCATTCGTTCAAACTGGATTTGTCTGATGGACGTTTGCCTGTTGCGGGTAATCGGCGCTATTACCCACACATTGCAGCAGCGGAAACAGTTTGGCAATTCATGGGCACAAAAGACCCGGCGTTCATCGTCGGCAAGGCACCTAAGCTCTGGTCGAAGTTCGTGGAGACTGAGACCGTCAAAGAAGATCGGGGCAACGGGCCACACAACGTGGAGCGGAAGGTTCTCAAGACTGCCTATGGCTGGCGGTGGCGTCATGAGTTCGGGCGCGATCAGCTTGAGCTGGCAATCCACGAACTGAAGACCAATCCGACCAACAGACAGTTGTTCATCTCGGCATGGGACCCACGATCTGATGGCCTTGGCGGGGTTCAGCCGAAGAATATTCCCTGCCCCGTCGGGTTTACACTTTCGCGGTTTATGAACGACCTGCACATGAACGTCTTCATCCGTTCCAGTGATGTGTTCATCGGCCTGCCCTACGATGTGATGAGCTATGCCCTGACCGCTGATGCGGTTGCTGCCACCATAGGCCTCCGGCCGAGGACCTTGCACTTCACGCTAGCGCACGCTCACCTCTATGAGCCACACTGGACAATGACTGAAGCCTGTCTTACTGGCACCAAGCCTGTTTATGCTGGCAAAGCCCGTGACGGGGTAGATGTCAGTAAAGCCTCAACTATCTGGGCGGACAACGTGCAGCTGAACCTCCCGGGCTGGGATATTCAGGCCATCCTCGACAATCCCGATGGCTATGTCGCCATCGTGAGAACCCTGGCAGGCCGCACGAGCCAGAACGCCTGGGACCCAATGCCCGACGTAATCGAATGACAGTGCTGACGGCAGACACCCATGCTGGCCGCACAGAGCAGCAGGACAAGCTCTGGGCGCAAGGCACTCCCGTTCATAACCATGTGGACGGTGAGTGCTGCCTCGACTTTTCGTGCTGCGAACCTGACTTGTTTCAGAAGGATGAAAGCAAGCGGTGGGCCTACTATTATGAAGAGCACGGAAGACTGGATTAATGACTTGGATACACCCGACAACCCGTCGTGGCGCATCCACTCGAACTCAGGCGGAGTGTGACTGCCCCACTCCGCCTGTATGCTCAAGGGAGGAGTATAAAGCGGTGGAAGATCAGACTTCATTCATGTCTAAATGGGATTTGCGCTTTATGGGCTTGGCGGCTCAAGCGCGGTCCTGGACAAAAGGCCTTGGCAACGGGGTGATCGACCGAGGTGTCGGGGCGTGCGTCGTCTCGCCTGACAAGAGCCAGTTCTCGCTTGGCTTTGCGGGTTTCCCGAAAGGGATCAAAGATACGCCCGAGCGGCTAGCAAACCCTGAATTCCGCGCCTATCACACAGTGCATGCGGAACTGAATGCTATCCTCAACGCGAGGACGTCCTTGATCGGCTGGACTCTCTACTCGACAGAATGCCCTTGTGCCGAGTGCTCCAATGCAATCGTGCAAGCTGGCATTGTTCGCGTGGTTTCCACCCCGCCGCGCCATTCCTCGAATTGGCGCCAGTCACAGCTCGAGGGCGCTGACACGCTGCGCGAGGCTGGGATTATCATCAATCGCATGGAGCATTTCCTATGAGCCATGATATTAGAGTGGCTTTCGTGCACGCCCAGTACGTGTGCGGGATAGCTGAAATGGAAGCCATGAAAGCAGCCAATCATGCCCGTGAAAAACAAGATCATTCCCACGCCTATGGCGAAGACGCCTTCGGGTCTTTGGAAAGTCAATTCATGATCGGGCATAACGCCGTTATCAAATATCTGCGGGACAGGTGACATGAACCTCATAATGGCGATCAGCCACAATGGCTATGTAGCGCGCTCTGCAAATGACGACATGTCCTGGACCGGGCCTGTCGACAAAGCGGTGTTCAAACTGCTGACAAGCACGCACCCGGTTCTTGCCGTTTCGGCTAAGACCTTGGAATATATGCCCAAATCGCTCCCCGGACGTGGCAAGCTCTATGCTTTGTCGACCGACCCACGCAAGGGAGTGAGCTTGGAAGACATGACCCGCTTCGCTCCAGACGCGTGGTTGCTGGGCGGGCAAGAGATTGCCCTTTATGCATTAAAGAATGGCTTTGTGGCAAAAGCCTATCTGTGCATTGCTGCAGATACAGACGTGGAGCCTGGGCCTGAGGCCATTCAGGATCGCTTGCGGCCCTACTTCGAAGGCCGGCGCTATGTCAAAGGACGTGGTTCCTGGTGGGATCAAACCCTGCGAGTGAAGATCGACAGTCTTCTGGTCGAAGTTTGGGAACGCGGGAGTGCCATACATGAGCTGGACTAAAATAGGCGAAGCTTGGGCTTTCTTTGAAAAGGCTTTGGCCAGTAATACCAAAGAATGTATTCTCTGGCCGTTTTCACTTCAGCCTACTGGTTATGCTCGTATGAAACGGCATGGAAAATCCATGTTTGTGCACAGGGCTATTTGTATTGCAGTGCACGGGCCTTGTCCGGAAAATCATGAGACTGCTCACTCTTGTGGAGTTAGGGCGTGTATAAACCCTAAGCACGTTTCTTGGAAAACAAAACTTAAAAATGCTCAAGATAAGAAGAGGCACGGCACTGATAACTCAGGTCAACGGAATGGACGAGCCAAGCTTACTTGGGAAATTGTTTCACAAATACGTGCTGCTAGAGGAAAAGAACGCCAAATTGATTTAGCCCACAAATTTGGAGTTAGTATAGGAGTGGTATGTAAAATCCAACTTAATCAAATTTGGAAAGAACCCAGTCGTGACGAAAACAGCTGAGTCCAATCTGTGGAACTCAATGCGGACAGCCCTGAAAATTTTCAGAGCTGACCTGCATTACACCCGCATTGAAAACTCCGTATCCGACGGGTTCCCGGACGTGGAAATGCAACTGCTGGTTGATGGAATATCCTATCATGCCACAACAGAATTAAAGACAGCACACCGACCAGTACACTCCGAGACTCCGGTTTCTGTCAAGATCAGACCTGGGCAGATACCGTGGCTGAAGAAACGCTGGAACGTCAGGGGTTCCGCCTGGCTGCTTCTTCAAGTAGGATCGGGTCATGAACTTGCACGTTATCTGATCCCCGGAAACTTAGCTGGAGAAGTAAGCGAAGGCCGAACTGAGAAGTGGCTGCTAGATCATTCGGTTTGCAAGCCAAAAGACCCACTTGGTCATATCGCTAGAATAGCATGCACTTGGAGGAGCCATGAAGCCTGAGCGCAATATAATACCTGGGCTTGGCAGATTTAGCCAATATACCATCGCCCTCTTAAGGCTAGTATATTTGGCTCCTGGCCTAAATCAGAGGGCTTATGCCCATAAAGCGTTGATGCTCCCGCTTATTGATGCTGAGTTGTTGGTATACAGTTCTAAAAGGACTGGCCAGACCAAGCTCACTCCTAAGGGCCACGCTTTTCTGCGCCAACACAAGCTAGACCACTTTGGCTTCGAGAAAAGGCACACCGAACAATACCCAACTCAGATGGCCAACAATGCCGCGCTGATGGAAGCAATGTCTAAGTTCACTGGGCATTATGAGTCATGAAGATCATAGCCACAATAGCTGGAGCAACTTTCCGTGAGGAAGGAACTGAAATCGTCACTAGCCTGAAACCAGGCCAACGGTATCGTCTTGAGCGCGAGCCCTCCAATCCACATGACTTGAATGCTGTTCAAATTTGGGTTGACAACTACGTCTATGGGCGACGCGATCCGAAATCTTATCATCTTGGTTATGTTCCGCGCAAGTGGTCCGGGACTGTCTCGGCGGCACTTGCCAACAACCGCATCCACGTGTGGGCCAAAAAGCCAGACGCACACTGGGGAACTATATTGATATTGTGGGTTGACATTTCATTTGATCCGCTGTAGAGTAAATTATATACAGTAGAAAGGAACGTCCATGTATATCTGCTGCTGCGTCCCCTCGGAACACAACCCCAATGGCATTCACACCATCTTCGAAGTCACTGGTCCAGTCCTTGACCTCTATTTGGCTTCTGTGGCCGCTCCAGGCAGCCAAGCCAGCACCGACGCTTCGCTGATGACCCTGATGAACGGCGCTGAAGTGCAAAGCCGCCACAGTGACGGCGTTGTCTGGTTCCGTGTCCACACCCCGATGTGCTACACGCCCAAACCCACTGAGTGCCAAATTACCAAGGCCCGTCTCGGCAACGTCATGTATGATGGCAAAACCCGTCATGGCCCGTGGGCCATTATGTGTGAAGCAGCCTGGGAATTGTATGGCTGCGGCAAACTGGGCACTAGCTTCGGGCAGAAGTACCTGCGGAACGAAGCCGGGGAGTTCTATATCTCCGAGGGTATGTCGTCGCGTCCGTGCCCCTATCGGGTGAGCGCAGCATGAGCCTTCAGTTCTATGCCCTCAAAGCCGACAACGGCTGGTATATTCCCCACCCCCTCGGTCGCAATGGCCGAGGGGGCACGCACGTCGAGTTGGTAGACCCAACCTCGGGTATCGCTCCGCGCCTGTTCAACAACGAGAGCTCTGCTAAAGTGGCACTGCGCTGGTGGCTTGGTGGGGCGGTGAGTGTCAATCGCTTGGTGTCAGGTGGATTTGATGACGAGTGGAACGATGAAACGTGGCATACAGAGATGAAGCCTGAGCGGTATCATCACAATGTTCAAGTCGTTTCTGTGAGGATTGAAGGCCTATGACCCGCATCAACTGTGTTCCTGTCGGGCAGCTTACTCGTCAACACCTGGTGGCTGAGTATCGTGAGCTTCCGCGCATCTTTGGTATGGTTCGCGGCCTGATTGAGCGCGGCATTACCAGCCCAAAGCGTGCCGATATTCCGGTGAGCTATCGCATGGGCACCGGGCACATGAAGTTTTTCACTGACAAACTTGGCTGGCTTGTGCAGCGGCAGAAAATGCTCATACTAGAAATGCAGCGCCGGGGTTACGCTCCGCAGCGCACCGATCCCGAAAGTCTCCTCGACGGCATCCCGGAGGCATTCCACGGTTCTTGGTCGCCGACCGATAAAGACCTTGAAATCTCGTGGGCCCGTATTCAAGAGCGCCTCAATGGCTAAATGGGCCGCTGTGCAGCGCTATGCTAAGGGCTGTGGATACGTTAGTTGCTACGGCTTAGAAAGCCGTGAAGCAGCAATTGCTTGGCTCCAAAAAAGCTGGAGCTGGGACCGCTGTTTCTATTTGTCACCGTCTTGGGAAATACGGGAACTTAAGAACTAGATGGCCAATCAAGCTAGCCCTAAATACATCAAGGAGTCCCAAGCAAGGGCTATAACCTACAAAGTTCTTTGCGGGATTGTGAAGCTGTATGGCGAGGCCACCGTTCCCGAAATACGGGCCAAATATAAATCGATTTCTAAAACTTGGAATTTGCCTTATGACTGGATAACTCACGAAAGTGCTATTGCATATCTCAATCAGGGCGTGCAGAATGGATTGCTAAGATATGAGCGCCGCAAAAAGGGTGTGGTGACTAATCGACGCATCCATGGTATGGCCGATGGTGCCGGTTACTATATCTGGATTGGTAGCGATGAATAGAGGTTGACAGTTATAGCTGTTTCCGCTATATTATTTATACAGTCACAGAAAGGAAGTAACATGTCCAACAACCCCCTGAAAACGCGGTGTATCTCCACCGACCCGGAAGCCGTCGAACTCGGTTGGAAGCTGAAGCGGATTAATGAAACACACGGGATGCGTCAGCACGCTTTGATGGAAGAATATCTGAGCAAGTCGGAAGCACTGACCAAGACGTCTCAGGTGGAACAGTCCGCTGTCTTCAACGAGCTAGCCAACAAAGTTGGCTTGAGCGCTGAAGACTATGGTGATGGCGAAGACTGGGCGCTGAATATTGAGCACATAGCTGAGGGCGAAGTCGCTATGGTCCACAAAAGCTACTGGTCCCATGAAGACAACTGCCAGTGCTCGGTCTGTCAGCTCCGCCGTTCTTTGACAGGTGCACGTGACCTGGAAAAAGCACCTTGGGTGCATTGATGGGTCACCGAACTGATGAAACCTTCCACTTGGATCGCGCCTCTGCAGATGCAGCCCAAATGGTTAGAGGAACCCTAGGGTATAGCGAAGTTTATCCCCTTGGAGTGTTTCCTTGTAAAGTCAAACATCCTGAGACCAGCAAGGTCGTTGATGGTTGGAGGTCTGTGACGGAGACATACTACGGGTAACCGGCAGATAGCACTGCCGGTTTTCTCATTTAACGATATGCGCTATAGGTAGCACCTCAGCGTCAACGGGGAACCCCATGAAACATCCACGAATTGCAACCCAAATTTGGGACAAGAAGTATCGCCTAAAAGAGGCAGATGGCACTCCCCTCGATGAGACTATCCAGGATACCTGGTTCCGTATCGCTCGAGCACTGGCACTGCCTGAAAAAACTGGCGCAGGCCAGTACACCCAAGAATTCTACAATGCCCTTGAGGACTACAAGTTCCTCACTGCTGGCCGCATCACCGCGGGCGCTGGGACCAGCCGTTCAGTCACTCTCTTCAACTGCTATGTCATGGGCACCATTCCTGACAGCATGGATGGCATTTTCTCCATGCTACATGAAGCTGCTTTGACCATGCAGCAAGGCGGCGGGATCGGCTATGACTTCTCCACAATCCGCCCGAAAGGTGCCGAGGTGAAGGGCGTTGCCGCCGATGCCTCCGGTCCGCTGAGCTTCATGGACGTATGGGACGCCATGTGCCGGACAGTCATGAGCGCTGGTGAACGTCGCGGTGCCATGATGGCGACCATGCGTTGTGACCACCCCGACATCGAGGACTTCATCACCGCCAAGAAGGACGCTGCCCGTCTTCGCATGTTCAACCTGTCCGTCCTCGTGACCGACGACTTCATGGAAGCTGTTCGTCAGGGCAGCAGCTGGGACCTGAAGTTCACCAACCGGCACAGCATCACCACGGTCTTCAAGACTGTCCAAGCGCGTGAGTTGTGGAACAAGATCATCCGCACCACCTACGACGTGGCCGAGCCAGGCGTGATCTTCATCGATCGCATCAACAAGCTGAATAATCTGGGGTATTGCGAGACCATCGCCTCGACAAACCCCTGTGGTGAACAGCCATTACCGCCCTACGGCGCCTGTCTACTGGGTTCCATCAACATGGCCCGTCTGGTATCAATGCCCTTCACGGGAATGGCGGAACTTGACATCGACCAACTGGATCGTTTGGTCGCGACAGCAGTGAGGATGATGGACAATGTGGTAGACGTGTCTCTCTTTCCGATCGAACAGCAGGCCATCGAAGCACGTGCCAAGCGTCGGATTGGCCTTGGTGTGACCGGGCTCGCTGACGCTCTGGCGATGTGCCGTCTCCGCTACGGATCGCCTGAAGCGGTGACTCAAGTCTCAGAGTGGATGGAAGCCATTGCTCTTGCTGCCTATTCTGCGTCGATAGAACTGGCCAAAGAGAAGGGCCCGTTCCCCATGTTCGACCCCGATGGGTTCCTTCGTGCCGGCTCCTTTGCCGCTGAGCGTCTTCCGCTAGAGATGCAAGACGACATTCGTAAGCATGGTATTCGCAACGCTCTGCTAACATCGATTGCTCCCACCGGAACAATCAGCCTCTACGCTGGCAACGTCTCCTCGGGCATCGAACCCATCTTCGCCTATGGCTACACTAGAAAGGTCCTTCAGGCTGACGGTAGCAAAGTCGAGGAACAGGTTGTCGACTATGCCGTTGCCCTCTATAAGGAGCTTTATCCTGGCACAGAGCTTCCTAACTACTTCACGACGGCACAGGAACTCATTCCTGTGGACCACCTCTGCATGCAGGCTGCAGCTCAGCATTGGGTCGACAGTTCTATCTCCAAGACAATCAATGTCCCTGTGGACATTTTCTTTGAAGATTTCCGGGAAGTCTATGAAGAAGCCTATCGCTTAGGCTGCAAGGGCTGCACGACTTACCGGCCCAATGACGTGACCGGATCAGTGCTGGAAGTAACAAAGCCCGACACTCCTGTGATTACCAAGGAGCAGCAGGGTCAGAATACCTCTATCTCACACTACCCCAACGGTCGGCCAAAGGTGCTCTCCGGTGAGACCTACAAGCTGAAGTGGCCGAATGAGCCCCACGCATTCTATATCACCTTTACCACTCAGGTCGATATGGACAAAGGCACCAAGCGCCCATTCGAGATCTTTATCAACTCCAAAAACGTGGACCACTTCCAGTGGACTGTTGCTCTCACGAGGATGATTTCAGCGGTCTTCCGGCGTGGTGGCAATGTGTCCTTTGTGGCCAAGGAACTTCGCGAGGTGTTCGATCCAAAGGGCGGTGCGTTTATGAACGGCAAATATGTGCCTTCGTTGCTGGCGGCAATCGGGGACGTAGTGGCTGAGCACATGACAGCAATCGGCTACGGAGACTTCAGACCCAAGTCTGTGACTGTCGTCGACCAGTTACCCCCCACTAACTTAGTCTGGGAGTCCGTCCAAGCGCCAAAGCGCTCTTGTCATGATTGCGGGTCCTACAACCTGAAGAGGGAAGCAGGCTGTGAGGTGTGCAGGGACTGTGGTTCCAGCAGGTGCAGCTGATCGTCGAAGCCGAATAGCACGAAGCCCGAGCGACTTCCAATGTTCCTCGGGCTTCTGTGTCTGTCTGTGGCAACTTCGGCGAACGTGGCCTATATAGTTGAGTACCGAGTATGTGCCGAATAGCTTGCAGGAGGTTCAGGTCACGGCCCACGAGCCATCAGGGTTTTGAAACCGATAACCAAAAGAGTTGCAATTCCCGAAATTATAAGGGTCATGACGGCAATGGCACTCTTGAATGTTCCGCTTTCCATTGCCTGGCGCCATTTCCGCAGATGTGAAAGATCGGCCTGAAACTCTTTGTTGGTGAGAAGTATTCGTACCTCGCGCAGTACTAGAAAGTCGTGCTGTACTTCAAAGGGGCGTGAATAATCAATCCCAAGTTTAATGAGCATTTCCTCGACAATCTTTGAAGCGACTGTTTCTGCAAGTACTTCCATTTGAGCACGAAAAATTTCGTTCGGGTTATCGGTCATGAGGTGCCCGTTGTTTTTGTCAGCATAACCCGCATACAACCAGAAGTAGACCAGCAATTATGGTACCAGCGCTTCAAAGCCAGCGAGCCTGCTGTTACACAGGCTCGCTAGTGGTTATTTGGTGCCCCAAACTTTGAACACCCCGCCAGAGATGCCAACGGCCGACAGGAGTGCTGTTGCAGCCCCTTCGATGCTGACAATCACGTGGATATTGCCGTCCAGGAATTGGTAGTTGAACCAGCCCAAGGCAACCGCCGGAACCGAGCCCAAAATAGTGGACATGATGTAGACGATCAGGCGGACATAGACGTTGTTCATTAGAAGAACCTTTCTTCAGGCTTCGTTGGTCGAAGAGGTTGCGGAGGAAGTCATCGGGGGCAGATTGATAGGCTCCCGGTCGTAGGTCATGGGCCAACGGAAGCTTTCCGGTGGACACCGTGACTTGTCGATGGGGGCAACCGAGACCTTGTTGGACTGGTTGCCACCGAGGGCAAAGTAACGCGTCCTGTCTTGTCCGACCAAGAAGAACACATGGCCGCCCCCGTCCCGTTTGATCGATCCCACAGCCCCATAGGTCGGGGCAGTGGGAACACCAAAGGTTCGCCAGTTCAAAGCCCAGTAAGGATTGTTCGGAACAGGCTCACCAGGAACGCCAAGGCGGATTGCAGTTTCCACAAAGTCGCCACACCAGGGAAGGCGCGCCGGGTCACCCAGAGCATGGTCATCGGAAGCTAGCCAACGCCGAAGAGCCACGTTGTCATAGACCTCATGAAGGTTCATTACCTTCTTGGCCTCGACAAGCCATGGCAACTCTTTCTCGCCCAAATCAAGGCGAGGTTCATGGAGAAGTCCCCACGTTTGCGGGCCTACCCAGGGCCGCATCTTGAGGCCCATTGAACGCTTGAACGCCATAATGGTGCTTTCAGTCCGGGGGCCCATAACTCCGTCAAGCGGGCCTGGATCAAACCCGAGGGCTTTGAGGCGCCCCTGAACAGACCGGACTTCCGCCCGAGTCATTGTAGAGTTGTTAGTTGTGGTAAGTGGCATACAATTCTCCTTAGCTTAAGGCCAATCTGTGCAGGTTCATCTGTCATCATTGCCCCTCATTTGATCTGCCTGTAGTTGTCTAGCACAATCCAGGCATAGAGCACACACCCGGCCCCAAGCAGGGCCGGTGCATATTTGCCACCAAGATAGTAGATCACCACCGCAGCAACACCCATAGCGAAGACCTTGACCAGCATCAGCCCGGCAACAACACCAAGCTGCTGCATGATCCACACCACCACAGAGTTGTTTTCATGCCCGCCTTGCCGCAGGACCCTCATGGTAGTCCAGTAGTCTGCGATCTGCAAGACGATCAAAATGCCGAGTAGAATTTCTGTCATGGCGTCATCTCCTCATACCATGGTTGACCATCTGCCGACGGCGTGCAGATGAACCACGTCGGCACGGCGGGCGTCAGTCTTGTCGCGGGCGCTGAAAGTGACAGCGGTTATAGTGGGGGCTGCATCGAAGCATAGAGTTGACAGCACCGTGGCAACGGCGTTTCCCGTCACCACTGGCCCTTCGATGAATGCAGCCGGAAAGGTCCATGTCACCGCCGCGCCCGAGGCCGCGTTCATGGTCCGTCGGCATTCCATCAAACCGCTGGCAAACTTGGTGTAACGCCCATTGGCATTGCTGCCGCTTTCGATCACCGCCCCGGTCGGCACCCCGGCGCTCTGACTGACAACGCCCAGCATGGTTTTCTGGGAATGGACCATATACCATGGGGACCATGCCCCTGCGACATAGGACCGAATCCACATGCGCCCGTCGTCAGTCGTCCATATCTGCCCGGCCCGAACCCCGCCTGGATACATGCTCACGCTCAGATAGCCATAGGCGTAGGGCTTGGTGCCGGTGCTATCGTTTCCGGCAAAATAATGACCCGTCGGCAGGG